CGGAATCGTAACTAAATACGGAAAAAAATATAGCCAGATCATGCCGGATCAGATGCCGGAAGGTCTGGCTTTTTGTGCGTTCAAAATGCCCTATTATAATATTATATATATTAATACTATGAATTATGAATATCTATAATTATACTTATTCCCTGTCCCTTCCTAGATTCCAGATGCTGAGTTGATTAATATAATATTGTATATAGTATATATAATATACATAGATATAGTATATGCTGTTATATGAAATTGACTAAAAGTTTTAAATTAATAGTTGACAGAATAACAACTTGTATGTTAATACTGTTAATAGAGATACAGATACAGACCGAAAGCGAGAACGAACCGCTGGAGGGCTGAACCGGTTAGCTACTGGACAACGAACCAGAGCCGACCGGCTTTTTTTATTTATGATGATTTGATAGATTAACGTTATAAAGGAGGTGATACAGTGCAGAATACAGACAACTGCGTGTTAGATACGTTTAAACAGGACACAAAGAAATACTTAGATATATTTTGCGCTGAATATGGTATTGAAGACCTTATGAAAGCACCTCAGAACACATTTGAGTCAGCTCTTAGTTATGCAGGAGATCATGTATTTTTGAAGCCTGAAAACGTAACGCTCAAGTACAATAGGCAGACTATATTAGATTGTGATAATGCAGAACTGATCAATTACATACTCGACTATTATATATTTATATGTGGCGTATATAACAAGGAGTCAAATATACAAGGGTTTGCTAAATATATCAAGATTAGTGAACAGACTATGTATAACTGGGTAAATGGAGAGTATAAGACAAAGATATATATAGATACAGACGGCAATGTTATCAAGGATATACAGGAGTGGAAGTTAAATAAAAGAGGGGAATATAGGGAGATAGCAAGCACAGCGCACCTTGACCTAATCAAAAAATTAAATGCGAATGACGAACACTCACTTGCAAACATTGGAATTAGTGATAAGAATAACACAGGTGTGGCAATGAAACTCAATTCTAAATTCGGATGGAACGCACCAAACGGACGGAGCGCAGAAGAGAACAACGGAAAGCCAAAGCAGACAGCGCAGCAGATCGCAGATAAATACAAAGACGTTCTAGAGCTTCCAGAGATGGAAAAGCCGGAGCTATAACAATATGTTGTATTCTATGAGATTAATACACAATATATAGTAATGTTCAATGTTCTTTTAGGGTGTACTCATAATGCACACGCACGGAAACGCGAAAAGTTGTGCAATATGACGAAGAAAAGTACAATAATTCTCCTTGGCTACTGCCGAAGGCATCCGAAAAACAGCGTTAAGACCGGGACAACGGGAACCCATGGGGCAAAGGGTTGCCCGGTCAGCGTCACCAGGAACAGACCCGGGAGGGGGTGTATATGGATGCCCCGAACGGCCTAATGAGTGCCCCGACCGCCCCAAAATTTAAAAAACGCCCTTTTAACAACAAACCCTCAACATGGCAGAGATAGTGATTGCAACACGACAAGCCGTAAGCCTTAACGGTTTCTTTGCCAGATAAAAAGGCATAAAAAAAGAGAACCATTACGGCTCCCTTTTCAAATCGTCACTATTAAATTTTACGATAACATCTGGGATTGCTTCAACGGCAATCTGACATCCAAGAAAATCCAGAATTGCAATAAGCTCATTTGCAGAAAGCGTTTCTCTGGAAAACTTGTTTGCAAGTGCTTGTGGCGAAGTACCTAGATGCTCAGCCACTTGAACATTTGTTATTTTCTTCAGCTTCATGATTTGCTTAACTTTTTGAGATACCATGACAACACCTCCTATCTACATAATAAACGCAAATGTTATAAAAATCAAACAAAATTCACTCAAACGTGTATTTTACTATTGATATAGCACACCCTATGGTGTATAATTAAACTATAAAGAAACGGGGGCGTGTATATATGAAGATAGGATATGCAAGAGTATCAACAGTTGACCAGAACGAAGCGAGACAGATGGAAGCATTGAGAGAAGATGGAGTTGATAGAATTTACATGGATAAGAAATCCGGCAAAGACTTCAACCGTCCTGAGTACCAGAAGATGATTTCAGAACTGCATAAAGGAGATGTGCTGGTAATTCATTCGATTGACCGTTTGGGAAGAAATTATGAAGAAATTATCGACGAATGGAGAAAAATCACTAAAGAAATCGGCGCAGACATCATTGTGCAGGATATGCCACTACTTAATACTTGCCAAAGCAAAGACTTAACAGGCACATTAATTTCAGATATCGTGCTTCAGCTTCTTTCATATGTAGCACAAAGAGAAAGGGAAAATATCCGTCAGCGTCAGAAAGAAGGTATTGCAATTGCAAAGGCTCAGGGCAAGTATAAAGGACGTGCAAAGAAAGAGATTAACAAAAAACTCTTTGAAGATACTAAAGCCAGATGGCAGAATGGTGAGATTACAAAAATTCAATTTGCTGAGATTATTGGAGTTTCCAGAGGAACATTATACAAAATCTTAGGGGAGGAAAAGGATGATTGATTTTACAAACAAGGCTATTACTACAAAAAGTGATTTAGAATCGGAACAGTTACTTAAAAAAGCTGTAGCACAAGGGTTTGGATTACCAAAAGGCGAAAAAGCTTTAATTACTAACAGATTCTTTAGATTTATCGGAAGTCCATATAAGCAGATTTTAATTCCAGCAACGATAAGCCATGCAGAATTTGAACAGGCTATTTCTTACACGGATTTGTTTGGTGATCCTGAAACGGAATTAAGAAAAATTGTTGATTCAGCTACAAGATGGTGCAGAGCTTATGGATATGAGCATTTAAGCATATTTGTAAATGAGGGAATAGATAAATTTTCTGGCAAAGGACTTGCGAAAGCTCCAGAAGGCATTATTCGGCGTGTTGATGTTGATGTAATGAAACCAAGAAAGATTACTATTGCTGAGTTGGAAAAACAGCTTGGATGCCCGATTGAGATTGTTAGTTAAGGACACTGCTTATGAGAAATAATAAACCCGAAGGCGAATCAATCAGAATCCGGTTGCCGTACCAGCTAGAACGAAAACTCATAGCTGAGAAGAACCGAACTGGTAAAAGTATATCACAGATCACAAGGGAAGCCCTGGCAGAATATTTTCGGAGAAGGTAGGCAAATGTCGATACTTGAAAAAATTTTAAAAAATAAAAAAGGCGGTTTGACCGTACAGGATGAAAGCCAGAATCTTTCAGATAAGATTATCTTAAATAACGAGATTGAGATAACAAACCACAAGAAATCCGTTCTGGAAGACGGTAGGTTATACGACACATCAAAAGCAGAAAAGGTTTTTAGTGATCCAACAAGCGTAAATTGTATTTGTTTTAGTATATCAAGATGCAGAACTTATTTTTTGACAAAAAACGGAAGATGGTTTTCTGCTGATGAAGATACGGAACGTGTTAGTGGTAAAATTTCTGAGGGCGAGCGAATCTGCATTCGGGATATAAAAGTATTTACTACATATAGCAGTCTTCGTATAGAGAAAAAATCTACAGTCAAAGACTTACTCGGAAAAAACGATTATGAATTGTACAAGAAATATTTTGGGGAGGTAGAGGAAGCATGAACTGTAATGAAAAAATTTATTACGTATATGTCGAAAACGGAAAAGCAGTTATCACAGAAGAAAAACCGGATTTTGACAAGGTTCACGATTACATGATTATGAAAGCAGATGGAATCGAACTCTTTATGGGCGTGCATAAAAATCAGGAGGACGTATTACTTCCCGACGAACCAGTTGACGTGGCATCCATGCTGATTAATGCAACAATAACCGTTGAACCTGGCAAATTCGGTGCATTGTCACCATTGCATGATAAAGAACCACAGACCTTTGCAAAATACGACACAAATCAGCTTCAGGAGATTGCAGAACATCTTCTGGTGTACTGCGAAGCACAGGAAAGGGGATTCAAAGATGCCTGTTGTGAAAATTGTGAACCCTAAACCGTATGATTGGAGAGGGACGCAGTGTTTTATTGATGGGAATAAAGTCCCAAGAGTAAAGTCTGTTGATTTCCATGTTGCTGTTGACGAGATTCCGACATTTGTATTCGAGATGATGGCAGAACCGGATATTGAAATGGAGTGCTTGGCGCAAATTAGTTTCACTTCTCAATCAATTACTGATGCAATTTCAGTTTTAAGGCACGAACTGTTACAACACGGGCAAATTTACCACGGCTTCAAAGCAAGCCTAAAATCGGCCTTAGAGCATTACAATTACTGTGGATTACCATTTGAGCCGGAAGAAGAAATCGCAGAGAAGATACTTAATTTTATGATTGGAGAGGAACAATGAGATTACCATTAACCATTATCGCAGTAGCAATTAATATTCTGATATTTACTACATTAGCTGCATTTTTAATGAGCCGGAATTACAAAGGCAATCAATTTTCCACAGCATTCTTCTTGCTGATGGAAGCAGGAATGATACTTAATACAGTTTTAATCTGCACAGCGAGGTAAACTATATGCTTTTAGCATTTCCGATGCAGATTATCCTGTTTGTTATCGAAGAACGGGTTAATCATATAAGCAATGCGAAAGGATGTGCTTGTCCGGTAGTGGAGCGGTATGCAAGCAAACGATCGAGACATCCGATTTAGCAAATATGACTCTACAAAAAAAGAGAACAACTTAGTTATTTAAACGCTGATTCTCCACATAAGTTGTGTTGCAATTGTAGAGCACATAATAAAAATATTATCACACATTCAATTCTTTCTCCTGCTTTTGTAATGGTGCGGAGTGGGAGAAAGATTCTAGGGCTATCGCCAAGTGGTAAGGCACAGCACTTTGACTGCTGTATTCGCGGGTTCGAATCCCACTAGCCCAGCTTGCTAGGTTGCGCATGTACCTGGCAATGGTTTATTTTACATAGACCCTCCGACGAAAACCCATCTAGCTCAACGGAGCTGATTAAAGGGGCTTCAAATGTCCCGGATGGGAATCCTCGTAAAAACGAGGTACTCTATTTTGCCATGACCTTTGTTGCGGCTGGTGGCAAAGAACCGCAACAGTAGAAGCAAATCAACTCAAAATCTGCAATCCGGGAGACTGCTTCTACTCAGGAAATTTAGTTCAGCGGTTAGAACGTCCGGCTCATAACCGGGAAGTCCTGAGTTCGAATCTCAGAATTTCCATTTCTTCCGTATGCTACCCATCCGTTTTATGGGCAGAAAAAACTTTCGGATGAGCGTATGTGAATCAGAATGAGCAAAGGTATGTAACGGCATAGGCTTATGCTTGATCTGATTTCCCGTCCGATAAATGTTTCTTAGTTTCAATAAGCCATCACAAGCGCGCATTGATGACAAGGGAGTTTTCAAGAAACATAAAGTCAAAGGCATAATAATATCCGAAACAACTCCGTGGAGCATACCACGGTTACCAAAAAGCCGTCAGGTTGGCAAAAAAACGATAGTCCAAGTTATGAAAAATTGCCTAGTGGAAAGCATAACACGAAAAAATCATTGCTAACCCGGAACAATCTCCGGGTTCTGGGGGAATAATACCATAAGGGGCAGAGGGCTGATTAACAGTACCATGGCGGTTCAACTCCGCATTCTCCCATTATCCAATCTGTAAATATTGGATATGAGGAAGCTGTCCGAGATGTAAGAAACAGTCGGCTTGTGGATTGCCGGTACAAATATGCTGAAAATCCACATAAAGCAGGATAGAGAAGTGGTTTCTTCCTGGTTTTCTTATATAAAACATACGGAGCGAGTTAGGTGCAGCGTAGTGGTTCAATTCCACTTGTGGGCGCAGCTCTTGCGAATAAGGTTCCCACCGTTTTTTTGATTTTTTGACGATACAATAAAATCAGCTTTGGTTAGTTAAGTGGTGCATTGCTGTAATGGTAACAGAGAGACTTGCTAAGTCTTCCAACAGAAATGTTGTCCGTGTTCGAATCACGGATGCACCGTTCCAATGAACTGCAATCATTGGAAGGATTTCATTTTTATCTTACCTTTCTATGAATGGTTTCCAGTACTCCACGTTGGGTGGCTAGTTACGGTTCAAGTCCGTGTACTGGAATTTTTGTTTAGAGAGGTGGATTATGGAAGAAAAAGATTATTGTTGTACATGTAAATGGTACGCGACATACGAAGGCGTTTGCTGTAATGGTGACAGTGAAAATTGCGCAGATTTTAGATGTCTTGATGATAGCTGTGAATGTTGGGAGGGAGTAAAGAATGAAAATTCATGAAGTGATACGTCTGAGAAATGTATACGGTGGAGAAACAACTCTTAATGACCTTGTAAATCTAATACAAGGAAATAAAATTCATAGATGCCCGAAGTGCGGTGGAAGTGGAACTACTATCAAAAGAGTAAATCGTGCACAATACTGGGAGTGTTGCGATGATTACAAAGAAATAAAAGTCACTTGCGACTTATGTAACGGTGAGGGATACACCGAGAAAATATACAAGCCTAGAATGGTACAGGATGGATGGAAATGCGAATAGCAGGTAAAGAAATCAACGATGAATGTTCCAAGTGCGGGAATATCCTTGAATGCGAACTGTTCCGTCAAGGACATGGAATAAAACAGGAACGTGAGAATGTAGCAAAGATGATTGAGTGCCAGATGAAACATAGGGAGGAAAGAGAAAAGAATGATTAAAATTTTAGTTCCTGGAACATTAAAAAGAATAAATTGCGGAAAATGCGGAGCAGTGTTGCAATACGATGAAAAAGAAGATGTTAAAGAAGAATGCATAGAAAAAATGTTTTCTACAAATATGCCATCTGGACGTGGACGTAAGCAGAAATATATCATATGCCCACAGTGCAAGAATAAAATAGTTACGTGGTCTACAAGATAGGAGAAGATGCCATGATTAAGAAACTCTGCAATCTCTATATAAGACACAAGACAAAAAATCTCACGAGGATTCGTTTCAGAAAGACGGAAAAGAAAACAGTTGCATGTTATATACCTTGCATCCAGACATCGCAAATGATTTAGTTTTGCGTAAGAAATTGTGTGAATGCGTGGACTATATCCGTGATAACTATGATATGGAAACGTTTACCAAAATCTAAGGGAGGCAGTTATGAGAATTGAAGACATGGCAACATGGACAGTAGATCAGCTGAAAGAAGAAGTTGTTCGTCTGGCTGATGAGAGCGAAGCAAAGCAACATGAAATTCTGGACAAAAATGAGAAAATCAATGAGCTTCAGGCTGAACTGGATAATATGTGTGCTTATAATAACGAGTTAAAAAAACAGGTGGACGAAAAGACAGATACACCATTTTACGACGAATCTATAGAAATCGCAAAATATCACAGACAGCATCAGTCCGATTGCATCACAATCAATCAGCTTCAGACCGCATTGGATGTGATAGTTGACCGATATTATGCAAATCTAAGAAAGGTTCATGGGGTGAACTGACATGGGCGTAGAAACAAAAGGTTATCCAGAATGGAGGACGAAGATACAACAGGCACCTGTCAAAGAAATTGCTGACTTTGCGAAATCATATCCGCACGAGCATATGAGAAAATGCTTAGAGCAATATCCGTATTGGGGAAACAAAGACAATGGTTTTGAACGGCAGAAAATTTAAGGAGATTTTTTAATGAGTATCAAATCAGCATTTGAATCTGAGGGGATAGATTTTTCTCAGGTAATGAACCCACCGGAGCCGTGGGACGGACGGGCATTAATAAAGAACATCAATGGCAAGTTGTGGTATTGCTGTCCTTTTTGTGAGAAGAAAGCACTTCTGATTAGCCCAGAGACAAAAATTCGGCATCTTAAATTGAAATGCAAGGGTAGCAACTGCAAGAAAGAGTTCGAGGTGAATGTATGAGAATTGTGGTTAAAAGGATTCCGATTGAGATCATCGAACTTGGAATAGAAACATATGCGCAGATTGATATTGAGGAAATTCTCCTTACATCTTATCCTCCCATTACAAAGACCGTTTTAAAATTTTATACTGAGTACACTGCATTTGAATTCCAAAAGGAATATTTAGTAAAAATAAAAAATGATGATATGGTCATAAAATGTTATATTGGAGGACTTTCAAATATTCTAATTCAAAAAGACGCAGGAGAAAGAACTGCTGTTGAATGGTATTCGGTTATATGCGATTCGGAGGTACATAATAAAAATAATCCTTTGACTTGTTATATAAACCCGCCTTATCCAGAAACAAAACTTGATAAAACTATAAAAAGAATCAATGAATCACAGAAATTTGATTCAGTATTCAAAATTGACTTTGATGAATTTTTCGAGCGACATACCAGAATGGAATTGGCACATATCGCACATGAAATTATCAATTATTTGGAGAAACCAGATGAACATAAAACGGATTAAATGTATTCTGACAGGTGGATGCAAGTTCAAAAGTTCAGATACAGAATCAAAATGTGACGATAAAGAAAAGACTTGCACCATTACGGAAACTTGCTACAAATGCGGGAAAAAGCATACAGCTATATTTACTTATAAACAGTTAGGGATTCCAGTGAGATGAAGGGAGAGTTTATGAAGAAAATATTTTTTGCTGCGTTATTATCAATGATGCTGTTTGGATTAACAGCATGTCAATCGACAACAAAGAATTTGGGTGGGACAACCACAATAAAATTAAAACCAGGTGTAAAACTGGAAGAAATCACATGGAAAGACGATGATTTGTGGTATCTTACTCGACCAATGAGAGATAACGAATCAGCCGAAACACATACATTTGACCAATCAACTGATTTTGGTTTCGAAGGTCAAGTAATTATTATTGAGAAGAATAAATAAATCAGTCAGAGAGCCACATGAGAGCCAGACTAAATCCTAAGAAGAAAGGAGGTCTGGCTCTATTTTTATGCAAAAATTCACAGAAGGCTCGCTTGAATGGTATCGGGCAATTTTAAATCAAATCATTAATGGCGATATGACGGTCTATCAAAACCAAAAAGATTGCCTTGATCTGCTGTTAAATATGAATATTGACCTTCCTTTCAAGGATAATCCAGATGCACGGAACATGGCAATGAAAGTCAGTCGGTACGCTCATACAGTTGCAGCAAGAAACGCGGCACTGACTGGAAGCGGTAATTTTGATAATATTTACTGGCAGTATTTACTGTTGGAATCCCCATGGGTGTTCGAGAGTTATTTGTTATACATGGAGAAGAATAGACCGGACAGCAAAAAGTTCTATATCCCAAGAAAAAAAACACTCCAAGTAGTCGCTCAAGATTTACAGGATTTGGAAGATAGGATAATTGAATTTTACGGTCTATCGTTACCAAGTCGTGTTGGTAAGAGTACTATGTGCATATTTTTTATGTCGTGGATAATGGGAAGACGACCAAACAGCCACAATGCAATGGGCGGTCACTCTGGAAAACTGGCCAAGGGGTTCTATGGTGAGCTTCTGAATCTCATAAGCACACAAGAATACACTTACAGTGAGATATTTCCAAAATCAAAATTGCAAAAGCAAAGTGCCGATGATTTTGAGATAAATTTGGACAAGCCAGACCGATTCGCCACAATGACTTGCCGCGGTATCGAGGGAACATGGACGGGTGCTGTTGATATTTCGTCTGATGGATATTTGTATGTGGATGACCTTGTTCGAGACAGGCAGCATTCTTTAAGCCCTACTCGTTTGGAGAATACCTATCAAGAGTATCTGAACAAAATGGTTGACCGTAAAATTGATGGGGCAAGAGAGTTGATGGTTGGAACAAGATGGAACCTGTACGACCCATTAGGCAAAATTGAAAAGCTCAATCGAGATAATCCATTGTATCGGTTCCGTAAGATTCCTGCCTTGAATGACGATGGTGAATCAAACTTTGAATATGATTATGGAGTTGGTTTTTCTACGAAGTATTATGTAGATATGAAAGCCAGACTTGATGCTAACGAATGGGAGGCTAAATATCAACAGAAACCATTCTTGCGTGAAGGAATCATGTTCGCAGAAGATGAACTAAGATATTACAATGGAATTCTTCCAGAGGGCGGATTTGTAAAGAACGTATCTGCTTGTGACGTTGCGTGGGGCGGTGGTGATAGTTTGTCCATGCCGGTTGGTGCGGAATTTGAAAACGGAGATGTATACATTTATGACTGGATTTTTAATACAGGTCCGAAGGAAGTCACACTTCCACTGGTTGTCGGAAGAATTATGGGAAATGAGATCCAATCTATCAATTTCGAAGCTAACAATGGTGGCGATATGTATGCTTATTATGTCAGCGGAAGACTAAAAGAACATGGATATGCTTGTAGCACTACCAGCACAAAAGCTCCATCAAAGCAAGCTAAAAAAGAAAAAATCAATCAGTACTCTGGAGATGTTAAAAGAAGATTCATATTTCTGGCACCTAAATACCAAAACAAGGAATATTCAAAAGCAATGGAACAGTTGACCACTTTTGTGTATATTGGCGACAACGATCACGACGATGCACCAGATGGTGTTACACAACTTATGATAACTCTGACTCAAAAACGATTTGCAGAAGTTACAGCAACTAAGAATTTTATGTGGGGGAGGAGATAGCATGGATATAAAGGAGTATCTGAATCAAATTCAACGATACGAAAAAGTTATAAATAACAAACTGGAAGAAATTGAGCACTTAAAATTACTTGCCACCAGTATTAGTGCTTCGGCATATGGCATTGAACGCGTTCAGACTTCAGGAAGCCAAGACAAAATAGGCGATACCATAGCAAAACTGGTGGACGCACAGCGTGAACTGGCTGATGATGTGGTAGAACTTATAGAGAAAAAACAGAAACTTATAGATGTTATAGAATCCGTGAAAAATCCCCAATATTATGATTTTTTGTACAAACGATACATAGAGGGAAAAAAGCTAACTGTTATTGCGGATGAAATGGAATACAGCGAAGAATATATTAAACAATTCCATGGAAGAGCCGTGAATTACGTAAAAGAAATGCTTAATTTTAAAAGTTAACACCTTTTCTTACTGAATATAACTTTCCGGTTATGTATAATATATGATGAAAATGTATGAAGCATCGGGCGAAAACTCGGTGCTTTTTTCATGCCTAAAAGGAGGTACGGGCAGTGGAAAGAAATAAGATGAATTATATTGACCTCTGCCATGGTGAATTTGGCAGAAAGGTAGCATATACCGGAGTAAACAAAATTACACCAGAAAATGTACTGAAAGTGATTGCTGATACAATCGGTGTTCACAATAGAAACAGAACTATGATTGATTATCTGTATAGATACTACAAAGGCGACCAGCCAGTTCTTTACAGAGAAAAACTTGTACGTCCTGAAATTAATAACAGAGTATGCGAGAATCATGCACTTGAAGTTGTTCGCTTCAAAGCATCTCAGACATACGGAGAACCAATTCAGTTTGTTTGTAAGAAAAAGAATGCAAGCGAAGAAACCAATGCGCAGGTGGATTTGTTTAATGATTATCTGGACGAAGCAAATGCAGAAGCCAGAAATATTGAATTAGGGACATATCAAAGCGCAGTAGGCACTGCATACAAGTGCATTCTTCGTGAAGAAGATTGGACAGCGGATTCAGACATCCCGCCATTTAGAATTTTTATTCCATATCCGGGAGATTGCTACATTGTTTATTCCAAAGGCACCGGAAAACCACTGATGTCGGTTCAGATATTAAAAGACGAAGATGACCAACAGTATTATCAGTGCTATTCAAAAAACCAGTATTTTATTGTGCAGAATGGAAAGATTAAAAAAGCCGGTCTGAATGGCTTTGGAAACATTCCAATTATTGAATATCCAAACAATCATGACAGATTATCTGATGTTGAAATAGCAATCACAATGTTCGATACAATCAATAACATGCAGTCAAACAGAATGGATGGAGTTGAACAGTTTGTTCAAGCCTTTATGAAATTCAAGAACTGTGAGATTGACGAGAACGAATTCCTCAAGATGGTAAAACTTGGCGCTATATCTGTTAAAGATACCAGCAATGGATGCCAGTCGGATGTTGAACTGATGACTGCTGAACTGAATCAATCAGAAAGTCAAGTTGCTAAAGATGATATTTACAGCAATATGCTGATTGTTGAAGGAATGCCAGATAGACAACAGAACACAGGGGGAGATACCGGTCAAGCCGTATATCTCCGCAATGGTTGGGACTTCGCAGAGCGTAGAGCCAAATTGGATGAACCTTTTATCCGTGAAGCTGAGAAAGCATCTGCCAGAATAATACTTAACATTATAAGAAATACTACTGGTGATATAAAACTTTCGACAAGAGATTTTGATGTAAAAATTACCAGAAACCCAACGGATAACATGCTTGTTAAAGCACAGGCCCTCGATTATCTGGTTAAGAATAAAATACATCCGCTCATTGCACTTATTACTTGTGGATTATTTAGTGATCCGCAGAAAGTATACGAAATGAGTTTTCCGTACATGCAGTCATTGTATAAGAATCCAGAAGAGGAAACGCAGAAAGCACAAGAATTGATTGACAATTTTAGTCAGAAATCAGTTCAAAATCAATCAGCAATAATTTCTTCCACTGACGAAGAATAAACGTTTTTACATTAATTATTTAAGGAATCTTGGGAAACTGAGATTTCTTTTTTAATACTCAAAAATATTGCAACAGCCCGTGAGCGTAAATCGGGTGCAGGTCATATGCGGAGCGAACCGTGTGAAAAAAGTGTGATGATCTGGAAGAAAGGAGATTTCATGACAAGAGAACAGGCAAAACAAGTACTTATCGGTATGGGAATTGAGGAACCGTCTGATGAACAGGTGTCTAAATACCTTGATTCCGTTACAGGAGAAGTAAAGAAAGAAAAAGACAAAAATGCTTCATTACAAGAAAAAGCCAACAAGGCAGCAGACCTTGAAAAAGAATTGGATGAGCTGAAACAGCAAAACATGACTGATGCAGAAAAAGCAGAACTGGAACGTCAGAAAGAAAAAGCTGCAAACGAGAAAAGAATTTCTGACCTTGAATCCGCACTTGCAACTTCCCAGAGAGAAGCACTGACAGGAAAAATCACTTCCATTTTTGCTAATGCAGGAATGCAAGGTGATGCCTACGCAGGTGCAATCAAAGCGTTTTCCAATATGAATGCAGAAGATGCACTCAAAGAAGCCCAGACTTTTGTTGATGGAATTACCGAGGTAAATAAAACAACTCTCGATACTGCAAAAGCTGCATGGGAAAAAGAAGCCCTTAAAAACACACCTAATCCGGGTGGTGGAGCTGGTGGCGGTAAAGAGACAAAAAAAAGTGAAGCATCTGAATATGCGAAAGCATACTCAGCAAGAATGAATCAAGAAGCCAAGGCAGCAGATGATAATGCCCCGGTAAATATTTAATTTTAGTAAAGGAGAAAAAGATATGGCTTTTATGAAAACTGAGCAGTATGAATCCAGACCTAACATCCTTGAATCTGAGGTTGGATTAGTACTCAAAACTTACACAGCAGATCAGACAAATGCTGAAACAGTTGGAACTAAGAAAATTATCAAAGCAGGTTCCGTGTATCCGACAAGTGCAACAGGCGCAATCGGCATTGTGTTTGAAGATGTTGATATGACAGATGATACTAAGAGACCGATTTCTGTGATTGTTGCAGGGCGCGTTCTTGAAAAAAGACTTCCAGTAACAGTTGATGAAACTGCAAAAACTGAACTTGAGAAATCAGGAATCGTTTTTGTAACTACAGAAGACCCAGTATTTTAAGGAGGTATAACAATGCCATTTAATGTTTTAGAATCCATCACAGAGGAAGAGAGACTTAATTTCTCCCAGAGTTTTGATGTAAAAAGACCTGGTATCCTTGATACCATTTTCCCAGATGTTAAAACCCAGTACCTGAAAGCTGAATACTACAGACTTATGGCTGGACAGAGACTGCCAGAAGTGGCATTCGTTCATGCGCTTGATACTGAAGCAGAAATCGGAACAAGACCGGGCTTCGAAAAAGTTCTGACTGAAAAACTCTTTATTAAGAGAAAAATCAATCAGTCCGAAAGATTACAGCAGGCAATTGAAAACGGTGTGCCGGATAATGAAGCACTGAAAAACTTTGTATTTGATGATGCAGCTAACCTTTTTGAAGGTGTTGTTGCCAGAGCGAATGTTATGAAAGGACAGTTCCTTTCTACAGGTGCCGTAAAAGTTAAAGAAAACAGTGTAGATCTGAATATTGATTACGGCGTACCGGCTGGTGCAAAAGTCACTCTTACAGACTGGTCTAGTCCAGATGCGGACATCATGGGTGATATCCAAAAGATGGTGGACGTAGCAGAAAACAATGGTTATGTAGTTAATAAAGCCCTTACTTCTCTCAAAATGATTAACTACATGAGAAATAACACTGCTATGCAAACGGCAGTTCTGGGGGCAGCCAATAAACGTCTTCTGACAAAACAGGAACTTGCAAATCTGCTTATGCAGGAATACGGAATCACAATTGATCGTTGTGATGAGAAATTCCGCTTCAGAAAAGCAGATGGCTCTCTTAAAACAGGCAGATACTTCAAAGAAGATGTATTTACTCTGTATGAAGCAGATGCAAACGGTTCTTTCGGTACTGGTCTTTGGGGAGTAACACCAGAAGAACTTGAATACAGACAATTCATTCAGGAAGAAAACCGTTCTTTCGTAACACTGTCCATGTGGGCTACACAGGATCCGGTTGCAGTATGGACAAAAGCGTCCGGTATGTTCGTTCCAGTTGCTCCGAAAGCTAATGGCGGTATCGTTATCGGTACAAAGGGGGAATAACCGGGCATAGTCTCAATGCGAACAGCCAATCACCGTCTGTAGCAAGTGTTGAAGCCGAAGAATCAACACATAAATACGCAGAAAGTGAGCTGTCTAATATGACTGTGCCACAGTTAAGACAGCTTGCAAGTGATAATGGCTATGCCCTGACCTCAACAAATAAGGCTGGTATCATTTCTGAAATATTATCTCAGCAGTAACGCAGAAAGAGGCGGTGAATTAAATGAATGAAGAACTTATGGAAGAATTATCACTTTATTTAGCAGATAATCCAGAATCCGAGTCCATACTCGCTCTTTCTGTAAACCGGGCAATTCGTTCATTTAAAAATAAGCGAAATTACCCCTCTAGTTACACTGATGATAAAATCAAAAACGACATGAAAAAATGCTATGATTGTATTTTTGACTTGGCGCTTTACTTTCTGGTTAAACAGGGGGCAGAGTTCCAAGGATCACATTCTGAATCTTCTGTAAATAGAAGTTGGGAATCTGAAACCGAAATTTATATTAATCATGGTGTTTTTCCTTTTGCTGGAAGTTTCAATTAAAAAAGATGGGATGGAACGCAATGTGTTTTTCCTCCCGGCACGTTGCAGGGTTGCTCGTTAAAGCAGGGAAAGAGCAAAAATCTTATAGGGAGTGAAAGAAAGGAAAAGCGATGGGATGTGAACATGAGTGCTTTAACAATCACCGCTTCGAAGAAATTGAAAAAAATATTCATGATATGCAGGAAAAGCAGTCTGAGAGACACAAGGAATTTTATTCTAGAATTAATAAACTCGAACAGAAGACTGCCCTGTATAGCAATGACTTAGATCATATCAAAGAAACAGTCGATGAGATGAACAACAATTTAAAAATCCTCATGGCAGTCCCTGGCAAACGTTATGACACCATTATTGTATGCATTATAACAGCAGTCGTGGGAGCAGTTGTAGGATTTATGTTGAGCGGTGTATTTCCTATGTAACAAATCGATTCCACTTGTAAGGGAGGACGGTGGAGTTATATGAATTATGCGGATTTTTCAGAAGATGAAAGAAAATTTTACTTGCAAGAAGCAGGTTTTGATTCACGTGAAGAAAAATTATTTCGATTACGGGCTTATGGCGAAAAAACATTATGGGAAGCATCTGAATTAATGGGGTACAGTCCCAGAACCATAGACCGAATCAATAGAAAAATAAAAAAGAAAATTACCAAAGTTGCCCCGATGTATATTCGGGGCTTTTCTTTGTATAATGGCGGAAATGTGGCGAAATAGTGACGTTCAAATACAGCGTTCCTTCATATATAATATAATCATAGGAGAAAACGTAATGATTATATCAAGAAACCCTTACGAGGGTATATGGGAAAAGCATCGTTCTATAGATGATATGGATATGATTCTTGAATCCCGGACAGGAGGAACAGATTATGGCAGGTTATCCGTATTATCCGCAACAGCCAATGATGAGCAACCCTTACGGACAAATACAGCCGTATCAAGACAGGTTGGCACAATTACAGAATAACTATCAACAGGCAATGCCATATGGACAAATGCAGATGCAGCAGCCTGTACAACAAATGCAGCAAATGCCGATGCTTCAAGGGCAGATGGTTGATGGCATTGATACTGTAAAAGCAAAAGATGTAGATATGTCTGGAAATCCTGTTTATTATCCAAAAACAGATGGTACAGAAGTCTACAGGAAACAATTACAAGCAGACGGAAGAAGCAAAATTTTTGTTTACCGACTTGTCAATCCAGAAGCAGAGCAGCAACAGGAAGAACCAAAGCAGGTTGATCTAGTTGCTATGATTAATCAGCTTCGAAACGATGTTTGCTCTGAGATTTCTGAAATAAAAAACATGTTCCCGACACAAATGTCGGAGACATCGGTATCTAAGCAGAACGGAGGTAAGCAAAGATGAGTTTCAATCCTAATGCCATGATGAAAAAGCAATTTGAGAAAATGATTTCTCAGAGGTTCGGAAGTGTGGATAACATGATGAACGATATGAGTAAATTTGCAGGAAACAATCCGACATTGAAGAATGCGTTGGATTTATACAAAAAAGGTGATACAGATCAATTACATCAAATACAGCAAAATGTATTTAATGAAAAGCACTTATCACCAGACGGAATTATCCAGAAATTCCTTGGATTATAACATTTCCCCATAATTGGGTGATTAAAAATCGCTACAATTTGGGACGACAGCCGCGGATGTCTCCTATTGTAAATAAAATTTAAGGAGACTAAAAACATGATGAATGGTTCAAATTACAGCCTTAGTGACATTGCAGCTGCTACAGGCTCTAATAACCGTGCCAATGACATGTGGGGCGGTGATGGATTTTCACTTATCTGGCTTGTCTTGATCTTTGCTATCTTCGGATGGGGAGGTTTTGGCGGCTGGGGCGGCGGCTTCGGTGGCAATGGTGCAAATGGTGCTGGATTCCAAGGATGGGCCACACGTGCAGATATCAATGAGAGTTTTGCTCTTAACGATATTCAGAATGGTATCAGAGGTATTCAGCAGGGCATCTGTGACAGCACATATGCTCTCAACAATACCATGCAGAGTGGTTTCAATGGTGTGAATGTTGGAATGCTTCAGGGCTTCAATGGTGTTCAACAGGCAATTAACGCTGATACAGTAGCTAATATGCAGAACACAAACGCATTGCAGTCTCAGTTAGCTCAGTGTTGCTGCGACAACAGGGAAGCTATCCAGGGTATCAACTACAACCTGGCAACCAACACTTGTGCTCTTCAAAACACAATGAACAACAATACCAGAGATATTCTGGACAATCAGAACAGCAATACAAGAGCAATCCTTGATTTCTTGACGAATGATAAGATTGCAACATTGCAGGCAGAGAACTCTGATCTGAAGCGTGCTGCATCTCAGGATCGCCAGTCCGCGCTGATTGTAACTGAAATGAATGCACAGACGCAGCGATTAATCAATTCAATCAATCCATCCCCGATTCCTGCATTTCAGGTACCGGCTCCGTATGCATACGCAGGATGCAACGGATATGGAAACGGTTGCTGCTAAGTAACTCGCCCTTAGAGGTTGACTAATTCTAAGAGGTGGGTTGCGGCTCACCTCTTATTTGATTGAGAGGTAGAAATATGAGTTGTAAAAATGTTTGTAAGCTCTGCAACCATCTTGTGATAAGCCAGTCTGTCGCATTCACTGGTGGGAATCTTGTGGTTACACTCCCGGCAGGCAGTTATTCCAATGGAGAAAAGTATTGCATTGTTATCGCACAAAGCATACCAGAAGCCACTACGATTACTGCCCCGGTAATGATTCAAATAGGAACAGGAACAACTTTGTATCCGCTAGAGAATCGTTGCTGCGCACAGGTTACAGCTTGTGGCGTAAGAACCAGAACGAAGTACGCAACCAGAGTAGCTACAAGTGCAACTGGTGGAGTATTCAAGATGCTAGGAAACCCGGCTTGTAGTCCGAGTAATAATTTAACTGCAATTAATGGTACAGCCCCAACAACAGACACACCTGTTACACAGGCTGTTAGAAAGGGGGCACTGTAATGCATAAAGTTGCAATGGAAATGGGAAAATGGGCTATGGAAAAAGCCAAAACACATGGCTTTGATAATCTCAGTGCTCAAGACTGGGACGATCTGAAAGACTGCATGGAAGCTGTAAAGTGTGCGATTTGTGCAGATAAAGATTACAGAATCGTAGAAGCTATGGACGAATGCGAACAGGAAGAGAAGTATCTTGGACGCATGGGATATGACAGGTATCGTTATGCAAACGGCAGATTTGCACCAAAAGGCAGAGGAAGCCGTATGGGATACAAGCCGTATCTGTACATGGAAGATGATGACTGGATGGAAGAATATCTGAACAATCCGGAGTTCGAACGTAATATGTACCGCATGGGATATCATCCAGATCGTAGTGATATGAGGATGGATGGAATGAACCATAAGCAGTCCAGATATGGCGAAAGCTATGACAGATACAGCGAGAATCGCAGGCATTACCATGATTCCAATGATACAGAATCTAAGAGAAAAATGGATGATTCCATGAAAGAGTATACATCTGACATTATCCGTAATCTTACAGAGATGTGGTCAGATGCAGACGCAACACTCAGGCAGTCGATGAAAACTGACTTAACTCGCCTGATACAGCAGATGAATTAACAAATAAGAATTAAATTTAGTCCTTGTTACAGAAATGTGACAGGGACTTTTTGATTATGGAGATTGATTATGGAAAAATGTAAAATAAATATTCTTGGTACAGAGTATACGATTGAACCAAGAAATTTAAAAGATGAAAATTACGATGGTTTTACAGACAACACCAACAAACTAATAGTCATACGTTCCGATAATCAGAATAATGTTGGAGATTTTGATTTCTTGCAGAAAAAGCAATTGAGACATGAAATCATTCATGCATTCTTGTCTGAAAGCGGATTACAGTGTAATTGGCAACATATGGAGCAATTTGGTCATGACGAAACTACGGTTGACTGGTTTGCAATTCAATCTCCAAAGATTTTTGAAGTATTTAAAGAACTTGATTTGATTTGAAAAAGGATGGTGATAAGCCATGCTAAGACAATTTTACATGAACGGCGACTTATGGAGAGTGCAGTTTGTATCTCCGCATGACAGTGTTTTAATTGACCGTACAGGGCAGAGAACGCTTGCTGTATCGGATTATTCCACAATGACAATTTCGATTGCAAATAATCTATATGGAGAACTTCTGAACCGTGTGTTTATCCATGAGTTAGGGCATTGTGTGATGTTCAGTTATGGTTTATTGCCAGAACTTCACCGTATGGTCAAGAAACAGTATTGGGTGGATGCAGAGGAATTTGTGTGCAATATGCTTGCCGACTACGGATGCTTTGTAATTGGCGTTGCAAAAGATGTTTTAGGAAACCAATTTACTTATGTGTCCCCTGTTGGAGTAGAAAAAAAGATTGCATAAATGAAAACCCTATTTTGCCAGCTGTAAATGATGATGGTGTACTTATTTTTTAGGAGGTAGTTCATGGCAGAATCAATTTTAAAAATTCATACTCAAAACGGAGATATTCCAGTTGGGTATCCAGGCTTAGCAAACAAGCCTATCGCAGATAAAACTTTGAGCGAAGAGGGAGCATTTGCCGACTCCAAAGTCGTAGGCGACAGATTCAAAGAAGTAAATGCAGAAACTGATTCGCTAAAGCAAGATATAGTTCCACTTGAATACGATATTTATAATCAGTTAAATAAAAAGCTCAATATAGAAAGAGAGAATTAATATGGCAAAATTTAATGAATACACAGTAAAGGCAACTCCAGAAGATGCAGATACCTTAATGCTCTATGATGCAGCATCAAAAGCAAACAAACTTTCACCGTTCAGCGGAATCTGGAACTATATGGTCAATAAATTGACAAATGCAGTAATCAATAACTTGCAGACTTCAAACAAGACTGTAGTGGGAGCTCTTAATGAATTAAATAGTAACCGGTTAAAACCCTTTTATAAAGGTATGATCACCAATAGACTAGTTACTGTTCCTCTTGTTCCGGGACTTTATCTAGTTTCAACGTATCGTAGTGGAGGATACAAGATAAGTTCATTATCTATAGTTAATATTCAGATACAGGACGGTTCTTTTATCGAAACGCTTGTTAAAGGTGCGGATTACGACAACACCATTGAAATGAAATATACTGATAGCAACATTTCATTTCAATATAAGATTGACTTATCTGGTGGATGTACAATCGTTATATTCAAGTTGGCTTAAAGATTTATGAAATATAAAATAGTAACTCCTTTAGAATCTCAAATATTAATTCGTCTTCACGCACAATAACGATTCATAGAGTTTCCAAAAATAAATCTCTTTTACATTGCGCATTACTATATTTTACCAACGAGTGCATTGCATTGATCAATATGGATATGATGGACGGTGTATTGGAAGCTACAAAAGTATATTCTATATGCGGCTCAGAAACAACTAATTAACTAAAGAGTGCTTATATTGATTAAGAACAGGAGAAAAGACATGAGAGTAAAGATTGAAGTCGGAGGACAGATGTGTTCGCAATCTTGAACAATGTAGATTCTGAAATGGATAAATCTGAAGAAGTGTAGAACGAAACTGAAATAAAATAAACAATCAACCATTTAGGAGAGAGCAGAAATGTTCTCCTTTTTTGCATTGGAGAAAGTATTATGAGAGGATTAAAAAGACAGAAACAGACCGTGTACTGGTCAAGAGTAACCGAAACACTTGATGGAATAGATACCGTACCGACATACAATCAGCCACAAAGTTTTAAGTTTTCCGTATCATCTACCGCAGGAACGCCAGAAGAATTGTCCGCTGGTATTGTTCCAGATTACGACAGGTACATTACTTCTTTCAACCGTTCTTTCCATCCGCAAGAGGGAGATGTATTTTGGATTGATACCGTGCCACAGGTTGACACACTGGAAAATCTGGTTCTGGAAGATGGTATTCCTACAACACCACCAGATTACCGTTTGAAGAAAATCCTTGATACGCAAAGAGGAAATCTGGCTAGATATGGAATTAAAAAGATAGGTGCAGAAGAATGAACGGACGAGTAATCAAATGCAATCTGAGCCAAAAATCTATTGGAAATGTAATCAAAGAATTGAAAGCATATCAAAACAGTCTTCGCGATAAAAATGAAGTATTTCTTAAAAGGCTTTGCGAATTGGGAATTCCTGTCATAGACGAAAATATTATGTTGGCACAGGGAGATTCTGACAGGAACCACAATACCTACATCAAAATCAACAGGTTCGGAAATTACGCGCAGGCAATTCTTGTGTGTGAGGGGACTGATCTGAATTTCATTGAATTCGGTGCAGGTATCCATTACAACACTCCGGCAGGAACAAGCCCCCATCCAAAAGGAGAAGAGTTCGGATATACTATTGGTTCTTACGGACAGGGAAAAGGAAAAAACGAATCGTGGGTATATGTGGCAGATTCTGGCGAATGGGTGCGTTCTTACGGTACAGAAGCTACAATGCCCGTTTACAAAGCGAGCGTAGAAATTATGCAGAATATCCGTAGAATCGCAAAAGAAGTGTTTTCTACATAAAAACATAACACCTTTTCTTACTGAATATAACGTCTGTTTTATGTATACTGTAAAATATAAAAGCATCTACCAGAAAGGTGGGTGCTTTTTCTATGCTCAAAATAAGGTGGTGACAAAGATGCCAGATGTAGTGAAAAATCCAGTTTCAGACGTATTTGAACGATGGAAAACAAATATTGAACCCGTTGTAGGGAAAGGGAACTTTTCTAATGACGAAAGTCAGACGGTAGCTTCAAACAAAAGGGTTTACGCACGTTTGTTCTTGCTTGGAAATCCAACATCACGTGGCAATCTTGAGGGGGATGAGTGCGCGACAACACCATCTTTCCAATCAGAATCCTATGCGACTGGTTCAAAAGCTTCTTCAAAAGTATATGAAATTGACGATGCCAGCCACAAGGCCATGGTTGACATGGGGTTCCGTAGGATATACGGGCCCGTAAGACAAAATAATGCTGATAACAGCATAAAACGTGTTGTTAGCAGATATAGCCGGATATATACTGGCACATTACTCTAGGAAAGGAGTGAGAAAAACATGGAACAGATTATGAATTACGTGAAACCGGAACTTCTTATTGTCGCGGTTGTACTGTACTTTATCGGAATGGGAATCAAAAAATCCGAAGTCATACCGGACAAATATATCCCGGCAATCCTTGGTGCTTTAGGCATTCTGATTTGTGGAATTTATGTTATTGCTACATGCGCTATATCTGGCGCACAGGAAATCGCAATGGCAATTTTTACCGCAATCACACAGGGAATCCTCGTTGCAGGACTTAGTAATTATGTAAATCAGATTGTAAAGCAGGCAAGCAAAGAAGACTAGAAGGAGGTGATCCTTTTATCTCCCGGTACAGGGTTACGTACTAGAACCAGAGCCGTTAAGGCTCTTTTTTATTGCAACAAATTATAGCCGAAAGGCAGAAAGGAGCCAAAATGGCACGATTAACTACACTTGGTGTGAAATTTTCATATGCTGTTGAAACCGTGAAAGGCACAAAACCTACCAAATTCACACAGCTGGAAGAAGCCTCTTCCATCGGCGGTATTTCTCTTGACACAGAACAGATTGATGTTTCTGCACTGGAAGATTATCTGACACAGTATGCAGCTGGTAGACAGGATACAGGTGGTACTTGGGAGATTGAATTTATCATGGATCCAGATAAATCTGTTAAACAGATTAAAAAACTGTACGAAGATTCTAAGGCTGCAAAAACTACAGGACTGGCAACTTGGTTCCAGGTATCATTCCCGGATATGTCAGACGCGTTCTTTGTTATTGCAGAATGCGGTCGCGAAATTCCAATGCCAGAAATTGCACAGAATGAAGCAGCAACCATGTCTATTTCTCTTATCATCAATACATATAAGGGACTGGATACCAAAATTGAGCCGACAGCGGCTACTGAATAAGATGTAAAGCAGGGAGGATAATTCATGTTTAGTTTTTCAGCGAATGGCAAAACATACAAAGTAAAATTCGGATATGGCGTACTTACTCAGTCAGACATTCTTACACAAGTGTCTTCTATGGGAGCAATCAACAATCCGAAAGATATGATTAAAATGCTTCCAGAACTGATTCTAGTAGGATTGCAAAAAAAGCACAAGGATGAATTCGGATATGAAACCGAAGAAGAAAAGAAAATTGCATACGATAAAGTGTGCGATCTTCTGGACGACTACGAAGATGAATCCACAGAGGAAAATCCTCATAATGGATTTACTTTATTTGAAAAAGCAAGTCAGGAGCTTGAAAAGAACGGTTTTTTATCCGGAATGGTAAAAGCAATGGAGGAGAAATCGGAGGAAGAAAAGAAACTTCCGAAGACTCCGCAGGATCACAAGAAGAAGAGCTAACTTTTCCAGAAGTAGTTTATAAAAAGTTACTTCCATTGTATTTATCAATCGGTGTTTCAGAAGAAAAGTTTATGGATTCTACACCATATGATTTAGAACCATATATGGAAGCCTACAAATTAAAACAAAAAATGGCTGATTCGCAAGCATGGCAGTTCAACATGTACACGATGTGTGCTGTGCAGACTGCGGTTGCAAATGTGCTTATTGGTAAAAAGTCAAAGGCTGAATACCTTAAAGAACCATTTTCACAAACAGCCGAAAAGCAAAAGCAAGAGGATGAAGAGAATCTTTCTGAAACAGAAAAGAAACGGCAACGTGACAGGTTGCTCATGACATTGCAACTCATGCAAGCAAATTTTGAGCTGAATCATGGTAATAATGACGAGGGCAGGCAGGATTAAAAGTCTTGTCTGCCCTTTATTTTTTTGATTAAAAGGAGGTGCTTTAATGGCCGATAATACCATAGATACCCTCAATATACAAATAGAGAGTAGCACAACTCAGGCGGTGCGGTCTATTAATAACCTTGTAAAAAAATTAGATACATTAAACACTGCCATTGGAAATCTTGACATAAGCCGGTTAAATAATTTTTCCAATTCTTTAAAAAGTTTAGGCAGCGTGAATTTTAAAGCAAATGGATTGAATGCGGCTATAAACGCTATCAATCGTCTTGGAAAATCCGATTTCAGTCAGTTTGATACAGGGAAATTAGGTAAAATTCTTACCGAGATGCAGAAACTTGATGCTATTCCAGATGTTTCTCCGAGCGTTAGCCGGTTCACAACCGCTATAGCTAAACTTGCCGGCACAGGACAGTATATCGGCAATGTATCAAAGGAACTTCCGAATCTTGCGACAGGTTTAAATAATGCGGCTACTAAATTAGGCTCTATGAGCGAAGTATCAGCATCCACCAATGCTTTTATTACTTCTCTTGGAAAATTAGCTAGTGCAGGAGATAAAACCGGAAAGACTGCAAGTCAATTATCGACTCTCGCGCAAGAGGTTTTAAAGTTTTTTGACGTAATGAAAAGCGTACCAGATATCAGTTCGAGCACAATAAGAATGACAGAAGCTCTTGCAGTATTAGCATCGTCTGGAAGCAAAGTAGGGCGTGCCACAAGTAGCGTTTCGAATTCATTTAACACGCTTTCTTCGTTAGGTTCAAAAGCAAGTACTGTAATCAATGGGCTGGCAAATGCTTTTCAAAAATTTGCTTCAAAAGCTATTTCTTTAGGCGGAAAAGCCGTATCTGCAATCGCAGGTATTGGAAATGCATCTTCTGAAGCTGGTGAAAAAATAAGAAGATTGTCAAATCCTATGAGTTCAGTAACTGATAAGTTGAGTACTCTTTACGCCAAAGGTTTCCTCGTAAAAAGAGCATTAGATGTTCTGACATCGCCAGTAGAATCCGCAATGAACTATGTAGAGACTCTGAACTATTTCAACTCTGCGTTCAATCAGGTGGCAGAAGGAATCAACACTGACGAATGGAAAAAAAGTGGCATAAAATCCGCTGAAGCATATGCAAATTCATTCCAGGAAAGGGCAAAACAGCTTTCACAGAAACTGACAGGATTCGAAATTTCAGATACTGGTGAACTGGCTAGAACCAATACCGCTAGTCTTGGACTTGACCCAGAAAAAACAATGCAGTATCAGGCAACATTTGCACAGATGGCATCATCTATGGGCGATACGTCAGAGACTGCATTAAAATTGTCTAATGCACTTACTATGATTGGTGCAGACCTTGCATCTGTAAGAAATATGGACTTCGAGGATGTATGGCAAGACATGGCATCTGGCTTGACTGGTATGAGCCGTGCAATGGACAAGTACGGCATCAATATCCGTAATGCTAATATGCAACAAGAATTATACAATCTGGGAATCGACACCAGCATATCAAAGTTATCTCAGGCAGATAAAACGATTTTGAGAACGATTATCTTGCTGAACAACTCTAAGTATGCATGGGCTGATTTATCAAACACAATCAATCAACCGGCAAATCAGATTCGTATGCTTCAATCTAACTTTGCATCCCTTGGTAGAACAATAGGTTCCTTATTCATTCCTATACTGCAAACAGTACTTCCATATATCAATGCAATAGTAATCGCAATACAAAGAATGTTCGCTTATATTGCAAAACTTCTTGGAATCAAACTGTCTAACTTTGTATCATCTACTGGCGGTATTTCTGTAGATACAAGTAACATTGCGGATGATATGGATAATGCCAGCGATTCTATTGATACTGCAAATAAGAATGCAAAAAAACTCAAAAAAACATTGTCAGTTCTTTCATTTGATGAACTGAATCAGCTTAATGACAATTCTGATTCTGGTAGTACAAGTAATCCATCTTCTGGCTCTGGAAAAGGCGGTTTGGGGCATATCGGAGCACTTGATGCAGCTTTGAACGATGCTTTATCTGCATATCAAAAAGCATGGGACGAAGCATTCAAGAAAATGTCCAACAGGGCAAATGAAATGGCAGATGCCATTGTAAATGCCTTTAAGAGAAAAGACTGGAAAGGTCTTGGAAAAATAATGGCTGATGGCATCAACTGGGGAATGCAAAAGCTTTATGATTTCATTAACTGGAATAACGTAGGCCCTTACATCACTAAATTCACCAGTGCGTTCACCCAAACATTTAACAGTATGGTTGATAACATCAACTGGGATTTGATGGGACGTACCGTTGGTGCCGGTATGAATACTATTGTAAATACTGCAAACCAATTTCTGGAAGGAATCGACTGGAAGAACCTTGGTGCTAAATTTGCCAATGGTATCACTGGCCTTGTTCGTGAAGTGAATTGGGAAAACTTCGGCAATCTGCTTGGAAATTCCTTTATGCGTGGATGGGATATTTTCTCAGGCTTCGTAGAAAATCTCCAGTACGGAGAAATTGGAACAGCTGTCGCAGAAGGCTTGAACGGAATCTTTGAAAAGATTAATTTCGGTGAAATTGCTCATACACTTGCAACTGGATTGAATGGTGCTTTTGATACATTGGCTTCATTTACAGCAAGCTTTAATTGGGAAAATCTTGTTGATAACATTACAAATGGAATCACCACATTCATGCAAGAATTCAACTGGAAAGAGAATGGACAGAAGTTAGAAGAATTTATTAACAAATTACTCACGTCACTTATCGAGATTGCAAGGGGTGTCGATTGGGAAGCGTTTGGACACAATGTAGGCGTATTCCTCAGTGAAATTGACTGGGGAAAACATCTTGCACAGTTACTTACGGTTATCGGAGACGTTCTTGGTGGAATCTGGGAAGGACTCGGAAGTACATCTGCCGGCACATTTGTTCAGGCAATGGCTGTTTTTGCTATTGGTAATAAGCTCATGCCATTAGTTGATACAATTACTAAGTTTTTTACAGGTGATACTGTATTTGGAAATCTTTCTAAAGCTGTACAAGGTATGCTGAGTCCCGCAATCACAGAAGCAGTCTCAACAACTATTCCGGCTCTTGGGACATCGTTAGGCTCACTTGTTGCAACTGGTGGTGGAATTGCTCTTGCAGTAGATGGTGCAGTATTACTTACCAAGAAATTAGCAGGACTTTTTGAGACCATGCAAGGTGGTAATGGAATGACTACACAGTATGGTGGTTATCTCCATGATTACGCAACACAGCTTACTAATGTAGCGAATCTTACTAATGAGCAGTCAGAAGCATTATGGCAACTGATTGAAAAGGACGAAGAACTTGGAAAAACTCATGACGAAATGTATGCTGATATGGTTGAAAAACTGAAAGAGTATGGTGTTTCATCCGATCAGGCTAGAACAGCTCTTGAGCAGTATGGCGCACAGGCAGGTGTATCGGCTGAATTTGTTGAAGGCATGACCAATCAAATTTCTGCTCTTGGAGAAGGCGTGTCTGAAGCTGCAAGCAAGTTTGATACGTCAAAGATCAGCGTTGATAATTTGAAAGATACTCTGTACGCATTGAGCCTTTCTTCCACTGAATTTGGGGGAAATTATACGACTGCATGGAATATGATTAGTGAAGTCCCATACAGCAATACAACTGATGCACTAAATGCAGTTTATACTTCATTGAAAAACGCAGGTGTTCCGCTCGATGAATTGAACAGTAAATTATCGAAAGATTTCCCGAACGCAACAATAGCTACAAAGTCAGCAGCGGACAAAAATATCGTTGGTGCACAGCAGACAATTTCCTCTTCTGTTGGTAAGGCATCAAAAGATACTCAGTCAGCTACAAACACAATGGCCAAGAGTGCCACAGATGATTTCTCGGAAATCCAGAAGCAAGCCGATACTTACATGAAAGGCATGGAAAGCACTACCACGAGTTCATGGGGCAATTCTTCCAGAGAAGCCACATTAAAGGCAAGAGAGATGAAAAATGCCGTAAGTACAGAACTTGGAAATATGGACAAATCTGTAACAAGCCATTTCCAAAGTCAGTACAACATTGCTTATAAGAAATGGGAGAATATCGGAAGAGATATCTCTTCTTATGTTTCTGGAAGTATGTCAAAGAGTATGGATAGCTCTTTAAATAGCTTTATGAGAACTATTCGCAGCGCATTCAGTGATATGTACAGCATTGGTCATAATGCGGCTCAATCATTAAGAAATGGAATGAAATCCGTGAGAATGCCTACGCTTTCGTATTATATTTCTCAGTGGAAAACACATAGCCTTGGGAACGGTGGTACCAGTTCAACCCCTGTCTATAGTCCGAACTGGTACGCTAAAGGTGGTTTGTTCAAAAATGCATCTGTCATTGGTGTAGGCGAAGCAGGACAGGAAGCCGTTCTTCCTTTGGAAAATCGTAAAGCCATGAAATCCATTGCCGACAGCATCATGTCCGGCTATGACGGAAACATTGGACTTACGAAAGATGAGATCATGGAAGCTGTCGAGCGTGGCGTAGTTACTGCTTTGATGAACAATGGTGGCTTTGGCGGTTCTTCGCCGGAGTACATCATGAACAGCATCAAAGTGAACGAACGTGAACTGGCGCGAATTGTCACAAAGGCTCAGAACAACACAGATTATCGCATGAATCCGTCCCCGGCATATTGATTTTTGCGGTAAAATTTGATATATTAAACGAGAGATAGTTATTACATTTGTTGAAAAGAGCACACTAAAGATGAAACGAGGGAAAAACCTCACGATTCTTTGGTGTGCTCTTCTTTTGTTTGGTAAAACCAACAGGCTAACCCGACGGGGGACAAGTGCAATTCCATGATGCACCTGCCTGTTGTTTTTATAAATCATGGATCTGTGGCTACAAGGCAGTCACGCATTAACGACATGGAGGTTATCTACTATGAATAAAAAATTATCAGATCTTATTTTATCTACTCAAAGCAATCTTGTTATAAATTCCGAACTTGCAGTAAGAATAGGACTTAATGAAGCTGTTGTTTTAAGACAAATTTATTATTGGCTTGAAATTAATGAAAAGTTAAAAAGAAATTATCACGACGGAAAGTATTGGAGCTACAATACCATGGAAAATTGGAGAAAAGAAAATTTTCCATGGTGGTCAACAAAAACTGTTGAAAGAGCATTTAAAAATTTGGTAAATTCCGGTCTTGTTATTACAGGCAATTATAACAAGGATAGTAGGGACAGAACTAAATGGTATTCTATTGACGAAGATGTTCTTGAAAAAGTCTTAAAAGATACTGTTGAAATTTCAACGTCAGATTGTCCGTGTGCAAATAGACAAAATGACGAAATGCACACCGACAATTCGACAGAAGCATTACCAGAGACTACTTACAGAGAACACTATACAGAGAATACAGATAAAGACTGTACTTTATCAAGTACAGAGGAAAAGACTTTACCATCGTCTGGTAAAGGAGTAAAGACTTCTGCTCCTAATAATAATATAAATATAAATATTAATAATATACCACCTAGAACGAAAGAGCAGAAGCAGGAACGGTATGCACATGCGAAAAATAATCGCTCTGTCGATTACAAAGACGAAGAACTACCGACAATCCTGTACAATGAATTTAATTCTCTGCACGGGGACAAAGAAGATATTTTGGAAGACCACGACATCTGCCTGACTATGGCATTAGTCAGCAACTTCTTTGAAAAATTCAAACAGTATCGGGGAGAACGACACCCGATGGTTTATGCCAATGATCTTGACCAGTTTCTGAGTATGATTCGAAATGCTGACTTGGATATGGTGAAAGACGGAATAGTCGAAGAGGACGAGGAACCGCAATATTATCTGGACATGATGGACGAATATTTCAGTTCCAACATTGGGAAGAACAACAATATGGACTGCGATTATCATATCTGGCTGTTCTTCACAGAAAGGACACAGAACATTTTGTATAACCGCGTGAAACAGAAACGGGAGGAATAATGGATTTCAAACAAAAATACTTTGCCATATGGCAGGAAGTGTGGGGACTTCACAAGAAATACTGGAAGATTCCACTTGATGATGCAAAACTGTGGGAACAATTTATATCTGAAACCGATGAACTCAGAAATAAATATTCGGGACGGCCAGAAGAACAGTTTGTGGAAAAACTTATTCTTGCTGTCATAAATGAGGTCGAAAACGTTTCAAAATCATTTGGCGATAATTTCCGCAGATAATACGTTAGGATTGATTCTGGCTTAAAATAATACAGTAATTAATTAGAAAGTGAGAAAGAAATGAGTAGACTTGGAAAAGAAATGCCAGCAGAGTATTCAGACAGATTTGATGAACTGAGACAAAACCGGTGCGAAACAAGCTTTTACAAATACGGCACGGCAAAAGATAATTTTGGAGAACGTCTGGTAAATGCGATTGAATCACACGATATGTGCATTAAAAAATATAAAGAAACCGGTAACACGGAGTATCTTTGCGATGCTGCGAATTATTTGATGTTCGAATTTATGTATCCACAAATCGAAGGTGCATATTTCAAAGCTACTGACAGTGGAGAAAGTGCCGGAGTAGCTGGAACACCAATTAATCAATTAAGGGAGAAATGGTAAAATGAAAAAATCGGGCAATTCTCATGGGGAATACGGATTATGAGACATTTTGCAAAGAACAAATCCGTTTAATGCAAAGCAAAATATAACTTTTTCTTACTGAATCTCACCTTGTATATGTGATAGAATAAAGAATCATAAAGCGTCTATCAGAGCGATAGGCGCTATTTTTATGCGATTTTTAAGGAAGGTGACAAAATGTCAATTATATTTGTAAAACCAATGGGTGCTCCCGAAAACCAAAAACAGGGTTTTTCGCCTTCTGGATTTTCATGGGGGCTTCAAGACATATCAGCCGCAAAGTCTGGAAGATCTGATGATACAGACATGCATAAAAACAGAGTTGGACAAGCCCGAAAAATTGGTTTGTCTTGGAATGGAACGGATAAAGATGAAACAAGCCGCATATTAAAAGCATTTAATCCTGAATACGTGGATGTATATTACGAAGACGATATGGACAACAAGTGGGAATGGCGAACATTTTACGTTGGAGATAGAAGTGCGATGCGTAAATGGTGGTGGATTGGAAATAAAAGGCATGAAACGGTGTCTTTTGATATTATCGAAAAGCATGGAAGGAAAGGCGCGTTTTGAGAAATTTATCATCTAAGTGGAAAGAAAAAGTTAAGAACGGAATGGACGTGCAGTACCTCAAGTATGCAGATATCACACTTACAGACGGAACTGTACTCAATCTGACCAGTGCCAATCTGTGGCAAAACGGAATGGAATTCGAAGATTCCGTATCTAATGATAGTAGCTTTGACATCGGTTCTGCAATCATCAATGTATTGAATCTTAGCATTAATAATTTTGACGGTGAGTACTCCGATTACGATTTTGAGGGAGCAGAAGTCATATGTTATGTTGGATTACAGATTGAAAATGAGGATACAAGTGAACTGTTAGATTCAGCTGGAGAACAAATACTGGATTCAACCGGTGATACAATCATAGTTCATAAAAATGCGGTTATTGAAAAAACACGTATTTGCACAGTGACAGTTATTGAACAGCCGGAAGACGAAACGGTGACCATAGACCTTACGTGCGAAGATAATATGCGGAAGTTTGACCGCAATTATTCCGACAGCAAATTGAAATATCCGGCAACAAGAGGGCAGATTGTACGAGATGCCTGCGAGGTATGTGGGGTTACTCTGCAAACTTTAAACTTCTATAGAGATGATTACATTGTGCAGAATCGTCCAAATGACGAAGCTTTAACATTTCGCCAGGTTCTACAGTGGGTTGCGCAGATTGGCTGTCAGTGGATGAGATGCGATGAATATGGCAGATTGTGCGTCAATTGGTACGGTTTTGTCAATGAAGAAGAACTTACAGTTGATGAACTTGGAGTATTAAAAACACAGGACGGAAGCAACGTTAATCTTAACTTCTCGAACTCAGATGGTGCGTTGTCGGCTGACAATGGTACGCTTCTTGAAAATGATGGGATTCTGAGGCTTTTTGCAACTGACGAAAAAGGTAACATTTCTGAAATAGAAACCACCTATGGTTTTACTCCGCATCATACAGATGTAGTAATCACAGGCGTGAAAGTAACTGAATACAGCGAATCCTCTTCTGATAATCCGCAAACTTACATGGTTGGTACAGAGGGATATGTACTTGGAATTTCTGGTAATAAATTAATTCGTGTTGGCGATGGCCAGACAATCGCTTCAATAATCTCCGAAAAATGCGTTGGCATGAGATTTAGACCATTTGAATCCGAGTGCCCTACAGATGTGGCTCTGGAAGCCGGAGATTCACTGATTATTGTGGATAGAAATGGGAAAATATACACATCGCTACTTACCACAACTACATTGAAACCGGGATCCGGTCAGAAGATAGCTTGTAATGCCAAAAGCGCTGCTAAAAATAGCAGCACCCAATATTCCCAGGCGACGCAGGCATTTGTTACTGCAAGAAATATGGTTAAGCAGGAAAAAACCGAGAGAGAAAAAGCTCTTGAAGAATTTGGAAAAAGAATTGATTCAGCCACAGGTGTTTATACTACAGTCCAGAAACAGGCAGATGGTAGTGACATTTTCTACTTGCATGACAAACCAACTCTGGCAGAATCTCAGGCAATTTGGAAAATGACTTCTGAGGCATGGGGAGTTTCTACAGATGGTGGTCAAACGTGGAATGGCGGTATGACTGTTGATGGCGATACCATTGTTCGAATCTTGAATGCAGTTGGAGTAAATGCAACGTGGATTAATACAGGAGCAATCACAGTAAAGGATGCAAACGAAAATATTCTTTTCCAAGTCGATATGGACACCAAAACGGTTGTTATCGACCCAGATGTATTGATTATCGGAAATATGACATTGTCCGAGAAATTGGAAAACATGGATGAGAATATTGCATCTGCCAAGAATATGACATTCCAGCTGTCGAACGATATGCAGACGATCACATCTGACGCAGACGGAAACATTCCGGTATTTCCAACAGTGGCAACTACAGCGAAAGTTATGTATGGCTCATCGGATATTACAGACGATTGTAGTTATACAATCACAAAATCCGACAGTATCACAGGCTCTTGGAGTGATGCAACACATATCTACAATGTTACTGGGCTATCGGCAGACAATGGATGGATAGACATCAGAGCAACATATCTCAGCAATCTGTCAGTAACAAAAAGATTCACGATTTCTAAGCAGAAAAAGGGAGAAGATGGAAAAGATGGTGAACCTGGTAGAACATACATGGTTGAGCCATCATGTAACGTCTTGAAACGTGGCTCTGACAAGACAATTAGTCCAAACTTTATAACATTTAAAGCGTATTATCGTGACGGAAAGTCAGCTACTAGAGTGCCTTATAAAGGCAGATTCGTTGTTGAAGAGACTGCTGACGGAAACACTTGGAATACCATTTATACTAGTTCAACCGATGAGGATACCGTGACACACTATTTGTATTCTATTTTAACAAATAGTTCGGGTCAGGCAGTAGCAAGCTCAAATGGCTCAACCATTGGTATTCCTAGAGATGTGACGAATGTTAGATGTAAATTATATGCATCCGATGGTACTACGACATTGATGGATATGCAGAGTGTTGCGGTAGTGATTGATGTGGACAATCTAACACAATCGCAAATCGTAGAAATACTATCAAATGATGGTGCATGGAAAGGCCTGTACTACAAGAATGGTCAACTGTATATCAGCTTCAGTGCAGCGCTTGGCGGTGAATTGACATTGGGCGGTGTAAATAATGGCAATGGAAAATTAGTTATTAGAGATTCAGCCGGTAATCAAGTTGGATATATTGACAACACAGGAGTGAATTTTACAAAAGGAACGTTTTCCGGCAGTTTGAATTCAGCAAAAGGAACTTTTACTGGTGAATTAAGTGCTAACACTGGAAATATTGCCGGGTGGGTTCTAGATAGTGAGACAGGACAATTAAAGTCTCCTAACGGCATTATAATACTGGACGCAGAAAATGAAGAAATAAGCATTAATGGGGTCACCTTGAGTGCTTATGGAAATGGTCTTGTTGCCGATGGGGGCTTTAACATAATTTGCGGAACAGAACCTTTTTCCGATGGAACGGATAAATTTCAGATTTTCAATTTAGACACACTTTCATCTGGAAATTATTTAAGGATTTACAACAATCTAGTATACATGAGTTCATCTTCCTCCAAACGCTACAAAATCCTCGGAGCTTCGTTGCCAGAAGAATTTATTGAGAATCTGTACAACATCGAACCGATAATGGCACGGTATAAAGAAGGCTACCTTGCAAAAGGAGATGAACGCGCAGACGTAGAATTTCCAATGTTCATAGCAGAAGATGTGGACAAGTATTTTCCTTTGGCAGTTGACCATAACACAGACGGGCTTCCCGAGAACTGGAACGAACGTATCATGATACCGGCAATGTTTGCGATGCTAAAAGCACAGAAAAAGAAAATTGACCAACAAGAGAAACTTATTAATAAACTTTGCGAAAAGTTAAATATAGAATGAATTATGAAATGGAGGTACATAAATGTCAGTAAAGCAAGTACAAGCTATTGTAAATGGACAGACTTACACCCTTACTTTTAACAGTAATACGGGAAAATATGAAGCTACAGTAACAGCTCCAAATAAGTCCAGTTACAGCCAGAGCGGACATTATTACGGAATAACAATCAAGGCAACGGACGATGCTGGAAACGTGACCACCAAAGATGCAACAGATTCCGCAATCGGTAGTTCCCTGCGATTAACCGTTAAAGAAAAGGTCGCTCCGGTAATTACAGTCACAAATCCAACAGCATCTGCAACACTTGTCAACAACAAGCCAACTATCACATGGACTGTTACAGATGATGATTCTGGTGTTAATCCGTCTACTATCGGTATCACAATCGATTCCGGAAGCAAGATTACTGACGGCATTACAAAGACCGCCGTAACCGGTGGTTACAATTGTTCGTACATACCGGCAACAGCTCTTACCGATGGTTCTCATACCATTAGGTTTGATGCATCCGATTACGATGGCAACGCAGCTACGCAGAAATCTGTAACATTCAAGATCGATACCGTACCGCCGACGTTGAGCGTAGCCTCTCCGTCTGATGGATACGTTACCAACAAGAGCACAATTACTGTAGCAGGTACAACCAATGATGCAACGTCATCTCCTGTTACAGTAATGATCAACGGTACACCTGTAACGGTTGGTAGCAACGGAGCATTCAGCACTACGGTCACATTGTCCGCAGGCTCAAATACAATTACTATCGTTGCAAAAGACAGTGCCGGTAAGACAACAACCATTACTAGAACTGTCAAGTATGATCCGAACCCACCAAAGATTACAGCCGCAAGCGTAACGCCTAATCCGGTCGATGCAGGCAAAACTTATGTGATCTCTGTCACAGTAACTGATGAATGATGATTACGAGGGTTTACGGCTCGTGTAATGAGTTCGCTATTGAGTTCCAGAGACGAGAGGGATCGGATCTCGAAATCTGGGACGCAATAGTCCCTGCCAATAGAGATGGACAGTATGTCATAGAAATCTATGCAGAAAGTAGTGGTGGCTTGACAGCTTATACCGCCACTGTACTGTTTCTGATATCAGGGCACGAGATTGCTGGAAAGCTCGTTCCGAGATGGTATACGGCAGAATCAGAGAACATCGAGTACAGCTCATTGCTGAATCTGAGCCAGCTGACGGCAGAGCTTGTAAAGCAATGTTTCAGCGGACATAAAACATGCTGAAAGGAGAGAGGACATGGCAATTAGATACGTAGATAGCAATACAATAATGGATTTGGGAGAAAAAATCCGATTTAAAAGTAAAGTAGAGCCGGTATGCGGTGTAGACATCCCTTTTTCCATCATTTCAGCGGATTACGAATTGATTTTCGTTGATACAGATGCTGAAAAAGAGACTGTAGAAGATCAAGGAAACTGCAATATCAACGAGCATACGCTAGATGCGTTAATTGAGCCACAAAAAACAGGAATCTATTGTCTGAGATTCATATATAAAATTGCAGATGAAACGTGGGTAGATAATTATAAAATCAAAGTGAAAGGGTGATATGCATGGCAGATGCAAACATTTATATAGCCGGTGCAAGCATAAGCCCTACATCAGTTCAGACAGGGGCGAAATATGCGATTGCTGTTGATGTTCGAAATGTCCAGTATGTATTAGGCACAAGTGATGGATCAGCACTTGCCACTTCTGATGGTTCGATGCTGAGAGTGAAAGAATAGAGGTGATTATATGGCAGAATCATTAAAAACAATATTAATGTCGGCACTGGCTTCGAAAGCAACGCCGGCAGAAAGTGACACATTGATAGTTGGAGAAGGGAATGTATTAAAAAAAATATCGTTCTCACAATTATTTACATACCTGAAAGACAAGCTAGGCATTAATACATTAAACACGAATATAAGTAATTTAATGCAAATATCATCTGATACAATTAAAGACATAGATGTTCCTGCGTCAGGATCTGTAATGATAACATTTACTAAATTCAAACCTAAAAGTGGTTATAATAGGGTTGTTTTAGCTCATAGTTTTAATAATTCTTCTAACGGAGGTTCAAATTATTCTGGAATGTTTATATATAACACTACAGGAGTAACGGACGGAATACAAGTATTTATTCATAATGTATGGAGTAGTAAAGGAAAGGTTAATTTATCATTAACTGTTGCATATATACAATCAAATTTCTTTAATTAATGCTAATAAATCCGTCTTTTATATAGTTATTAATAGCATTGATGGTGCTAACTGCGCCTGTAACACTATTTACACCTATTCCTAACAAAGTCTTTAAATTTACTCCATTTGGAAATGTGGCTAGTAGAGTACCATTAGCAAGGCCATCAGGAATTGCTAAAGTTAAATGAGCAAATACTATATCATTATTGTATATGCAATATGCGCCGCCAAGTTTGTTGTGACTGTTTATGGCATGCCAACGGCAACAGAATAAGGCAAGTAATAGCACTTTAGATGGAATGAGGAATAAAAAAGGCTCAGATCGAGCAGATTGTGAACCAGATAAGCGAGAGAGCAAATCTTGTAAGACAGCTGTATCCTCATCTTATCCGGCATACCACAGCCACAATGTCTCTTGATCGTGGCATGGATGTTACAGAATTACAAAAGATGTTAGGACATGAAAAATTAGACACAACTATGATTTATGCGAAGGTATCACAAGAATCATTGAGATATAGTCACCACAGATACGTGGTGTGAAAGGAGCACAACATGGAAATTAAAGGTATTGACGTATCATCTTTTCAAGGGAAACCTGATTGGACGAAAGTTAAAAATTCTGGAATCAAGTTTGCGATATTAAGAATTCATCAGAAATCTGGAATTGATACATCTTTTGAACATAATTACAAAGGTTGTAAATCCAATGGAATTCTTATTGGTGGATACAAGTACAGCTACGCTTTGACACCGGCACAAGCGATTGACGAAGCTGAGGACGTACTTTCCGTTCTTGGTGGACGTGGACTAGACTTTCCAGTATTCTACGATCTGGAATGGGCACAGCAAAGAAGTCTCGGAAAACAGGCTATTGAGAATATTGCAGTAGCATTTCTGAACAGAATCAAGAAAGCCGGTTATAAGGTTGGAATTTATTGCAATCTTGATTGGTACAATAATGTCCTGTCAGATGCTCTGAAGCAGTATGACTGTTGGATTGCTCGTTATCCTGCCAACGACAATGGTTCTGTTCAAGAAAGATTGCGTCCAAATGTTGGTGTAGGCTGGCAGTATTCCAGTAAGGGAAAAGTCTCAGGAATCAGTGGAAATATTGATATGGATGTGTTCTATACAGATTATCGGACGGAGCAGAAAGGAGAAGTAACAGTGACAAAAACAAAATTACAAAAATTCACAGAACTCGGTGATTATTACGCAAACAATGGCGGCAATAAACCGTATCTGGAAAAACGCACAAACGCTTATCTTGATGATTTCCAGAAAAATGCCGGATATAACAATTACACCAAATTTGCCCGTGATGTAGATAATTGGGGACAGCCGGGATGTCAGGGACAGCCATGGTGCGCAGAGTTCCAGTTCTGGAAATTAGTCAAAATTCTCGGCATTACAAAAGCGTTGCAGATTATGGGCGGCGGTTTCTATAATTGTCGGAGCATTACACAGTGGGCGAAGAAAAATGGTACATGGCACAGCACGCCAAAAGATGGAGCACTTGTTATCTTCCGTGATGGCTCTCACATTGGTTCTGTCCGCACTTTCAGCAAGACATATGTATACACCAATGAGGGTAACACTTCCAGTGCGACAGGCGTGATTGCAAACGGCGGTTCTTGCCGTAACAAACAGTATCTTCTTAGCAATCCAGTAATTGATGGATATGTATGGATTGATTGGGATAGAAAAACACAGTCTACGGATACATGGAAAGCAACTGGTACAGCTACATCTACAGTAGATGATCTGTACATCAGAGAGACACCGAACGGATATGTCCTCGGACAGATCAACAAGGGAAATCGCGTAGAAATTAACGGTGAGAAATCCGGTATGTGGACGAAAGTCAAAGTTGTTGGAATCGGCATTGGATGGGCGGCAACTAAGTATTTGCAAGTTGACGGAGCTGAAAACAAACCGACTACAATCACCAACAAGCAGAACAAGACGCAGCGTCTCTTTGTCGGAAAAGTATCTGCGGCATCTACGGTTGTACGCACGTGGGCCGGTGGCAACTATCCGTCTATTAAGAAATGGCCTAAGCTTGTGAGAGGCAACCTTGTTGACGTGATGAATTTCACTCAGAAAGCAACAAACGGTGTTTCATGGCACTATGTCCGCATTGCAGGCAAGTACTACGGATTTGTGGCTGCAAAAGATATTTGCAAAGTGTAACAAGTGTGATATAATAAATATACCATAATTCAACTCCTCCCCAGAGTTTAAGCATGGACTCAAAAAAAGAGATGGTCTGTTTCTTCCTTGACAGACCATCTCTTTTGCTTCACTTAATAATGTATTCCCAATATTGATTTTTAATATCCGCATATCCGTTCTTACGAATCAACACTTTATCCCCGGAAAACATCGTAAAATCAGAATCCAGCTTTTGCACATAATCCATGTTTACAACAAATGACTTATGGCAACGCAAAAACCGTTTATCAAGGTAAGGCTCAACCGACTTTAAAGTTGCATACATACTGTGCATAATCCCGTTCGTGCAATGAACAAAAACTTGCTTATCCCGTGCTTCGAGGTACTCGATTTTGTTCAATGGAATCCTTATAATGCAATCTCTGTGTCTGATTGTGAGCATCTTGTGTTTCATATCACTCAAGGTATTGTCAATCATAGAAAACATTCTTCCGTGTTCATTTCCCTTGATGATATAATGCGTAAATTCAACATCCAACGCATCAAAAACAAAATCCTTGTGAGCTGTCCAGAAAGCAATTTTGCCCTTATATCCACACTCTCGGAGTTCTTTGGCAATATCCACGCCATTTTCGTTTTTAAGTATTACATCCAAGACAATCATATCAAACCATTTTCCGTCCTTAACATCATCTATCAAGGGTTCCCCACTGAAATAACCGTCTATCGTATAATTCCGGTCACCGTTTTGCTTCAAAAACGGTTCAATCCGATGCTTAAAATACTCAACCTGTAGTTCACAATCGTCACAAATAGCAATTTTCATAGTAATCACCTTCCGTTTATCGCCTACGCTTCAACTTTCATCAGATTATCCTCATCTAATCAATTAATTATGGTAATATAGTAGCACTGAAACGGAAATGTGTAAATAGTTCAGCAGAAGTTCGAAAAAAATCGACATCTTAATACGTTGGTACAGCCTGCCAGATTACTCTGGGGAGGAGATGTGATCGTGAATGCAGGTTTTGCCATAAAAAGAGCCGGGGAGTAAAATCCTCGGCTCGTTGCTTTACAATGAATTATTTTTGATATGAAATTAAGTCCGTAGTATATTCGTTATCATATTCTGCTAATGGACGAATCGTTAATGCGAAATCTACGTTTGACACATCGGAAATTCCGTTTGCTGCAAGAAAATCATCTGTAGGAGTTAGGGTCACAAGAGTTTTACAACCATCTAATAAATACTGATTGAATATTTCATAACTGTCTGACATTGTAAAATCGTTATAAGTCTCAGAAGTTACATCGTATGCGAAATACTGTCCAGTAGTGTTTGTGATACAAAATGTGAAGCTGTTACCCTCTGAGGAAATGAAATCGACACTAATGCCGTTCTGGTTATACAAGTTCTGTGCACCGTCAAATACAGGAGAAGAAACCACAGTAGTTCCAGTTACGTCAGCGTGAATCTGACCGCTGTCAAAAGCCTTGAAGCTCTTTGCATTGTCGTAAGCCCACAAGAGAACGTCAAAGCTATCTACTTCGTCCATCTGGTAGTCTTTGAAGAAATCTTTATTTTCCCATGTATCTATCAGCTCCAAAGTAGAATTCGCTTTCTTTCCGGGTGCTACATCAGAGGAGTTTATGCCATACTGATCGCCGCCTGCCATAATACCGTTTATGGCATAAGCATAAGGAGCTATGCCTAAATTCAAATTAGAATTGTTTTCGATATACAGTCCTATAGTGCCTGTGGACGGGGAATCGGTTAATCCTTTTGTTTCAACATGAATGCCGTTCTCTTCGTATAGCACAAAATCTTCCGCAAAAACATTGGATGGCATGGATGCAAGCAAAATGCTTGACAGCCCAATACTAGCTAGAAACTTTACTTTCTTTCTCATAAAAATATTTCCTCCTTAGTAAAATTTGCATATATTATACCGCAAGATTCAATAATAGCATAGTCAAAACAGAAATATTTTTCATATTTTTATCCATTAAAAATGCAGTTTTATCGTTTTGCCCGATTAATTTGCACAAAAAGTGGTATAACTAAGTACATAAATTATAGACTAAAGAGGTATATATTATGAGGAAGATTGAGAGATTGCTGATCGCAGTAGGAGTAATCTTCTTTGCAAGCTACATCATTCACTTGCCGATGTGCAATCAAGATTATTTGCGTAAAAGCTCCATCCGCTTGGCAGAGGATATGTGCAAGCATTCAACCTTAAACCAGAGCATAAAAGAGGTTCTAAGAACGAACGATATTGTAGAAATCACAGAAAATCCGGTAAAAACGAAATTTATATTTGCGAAAGTAAAGGTTATATTTGAAATCACAAATATTCCAGTTTATCGCTGGCAACTGGCGAGGGGGAATTTGAATGCATCCCGTTTTACTCCACTTTATTGGACATATCATAAAGTATAATGTAAACATAAGTTCGAGACATATTTCCCACTGTCCGGACATATACTTTAATGTAGGCGGTAGTTTTCAAACAGGGAGGGTTATTTATGGATTATAAGAAAGAGATTATTGAATTATTAGATAAGGTAAAATTAGAAAGTACTTTAAAAAGAGTATACAAGTTGCTGGTATACTTATATTTAAGAGAAAAGTAGCCTAAAATGCCGCATCTACAGTTAAAGCAGATGCGGCATAATAATTATTCTGTTTTTAAATCATCTGGCGATGCGGAGAAATAATATTCGAATTCGGAACTGTCATAATCGCTGCCTAACATTGAATTTATTTTGTCCGCAATAGATGTTCCTAATTCCTCTCCGAATTCAGCATCTTCAACTTTTGTTCTTTTATATTCTGTAAAAATGTTTCCCCAGTCGTCTTGTGTGCCTGCATAGTAAATCTGGATGAGATCGCCATCTTCTTTAGGATTTAAGTAAGATAAGGTTTTATCTGTTACGTTTATCATACTTTTAGGAAAAAATACTTTTTGAACATCACAGGAATTAAAAACAGCATCATATATTTCAGTAATTCCTTCTTGAAAAATAACTGATTCAACATGAGAACTTCCAATTCCAATCTGGAAATCTGATAAATCTGTTGCGTAGTCTGTTCCGTCAATATTGTATGATGGAAGAATTTCCAAAATTTTGCACTTGCCATCATAACCGTGCAATTTCACAGAGTTTCCCTCTATATCATAATCAAAATCACTGATTACACCGTACTTTTCAGAGTCATCCTTTTGAACTTCAACGCCAGTCACGCCGCCTGCATAAGTTGGAGTAGAAACTCCTAAAATTGCAAAAGTACAAAATGCAATTAATAGCTTTTTCTTCATAGACATTTCCTCCTTGGTATTAGTTGACTTTATTATATCACTATAAATCAAAACAACAAAGCAGAATATAAGAAAAGACCAGAGCTTTTTATTCTCTGGCCTTTCTTTTTTTTAATTGTTTTCCAATTCTGTTAGGATTTCTTGGAGCTGCTTCCAATGTTCATCACTGAGCTTTGCAAACTTGACAAGAATCTTCTTAGCAAATTCATTATCCCCGGTCATTACCGAATCAACGATAGCCTGCGCATCGCCATCGTCTTGGAACATTTCGCCGTTTCCATTCACGAGCCAGCCATAAGAAACATTATAAGTATTACAAATTAGCTTTAAGAAGTCGTCATCTGGAGTTGTTCTTCCAAGTTCTATATTTTCAATTTTTCCACGGCTTTTCAAACCGAGTTTTTTGGCGAAGTCTTCTCTTGAAAGTCCCAAATGTTTACGCAATATTTTCAAACGTTCTTCCATTTTGCACACCTCCTTTCCTTAAGGTATGACTAAAGTATAACATTTACTAAATGCGTTGTCAACGCATAAAAAATAAAAAATACGTTGACAATGCGTTGAGAATGTGCTATTATACATTTACAACGTAACAAGAAACAGGAGGTGAGAAAATGTCGGAGGAAAAGAGACAACTTATTAGAGATGTAACAACACGAATCAATAAACTTCCAGAAGATAAAAAACATTATATTCTGGGGTATATGAACGGCGTTGCTGATACCGTTGAAAGTAATTCGCGGAAAGATGTAATGGAGATTAAGAATAGTGATTAAGAGAAGAGGTGATAACCACGGAACAATTAATGACAATCAATTATGATGGCAATGAACCAACTGTATCAGCTAGAGAGTTACATAAATCTCTTGAAATCAGCAAACGATTTTCAGCATGGTTTGAGACAAATTCTCAGGGATTCGTTGAAAACGAAGATTTTACAAGTGTACTTTCAGGTACGGTTGTAAATAACGGAGCACACAGAGAAATACAAGACTATTCCTTATCAGTAGATATGGCGAAACACATTTGCCTTATGAGCAGAACTGAAAAAGGGAAAGAATGTCGACAGTATCTCATCGACCTCGAAAAAGCATGGAATACACCAGAACAGGTTTTTGCTAGAGCATTGAAGATGGCGGACCAGACGATTGCGAAGTTGAAAGATACAAATAAGTCTCTTGCGGAGAAAATTGAAGCTGATAGACCGAAAACAATTTTCGCAGATGCAGTATCTGCAAGTCACACATCAATTCTTATCGGAGACTTGGCAAAACTTATCTGTCAGAACGGATACCAGATAGGACAGAAACGATTGTTCCAGTGGATGAGAGACAATGGCTATCTGATGGTTTCTGGAAGTTCACGAAATATGCCAAAACAGAAATACGTTGAGCAGGGATTATTTGAAATCAAAGAATCTAATGTTCAGAATCCAGATGGTTCAGTAAGAATCACACGCACGACAAAAGTCAGTGGAAAGGGACAGTTGTATTTCGTGAATAAGTTTCTGGGACAGGAAACTGAAAAAGCAGACGGTTATTGAGAAAGGAGTCATAAATGTGCTAAAGCAATTTTTAAAAAGATTATTCGCACCGCAGATTGTAAGAATTCCGGATAACACACGGGTGATGTGCTTTGCGAGAAATGGAAAGAAATATGTGAAAGTGTTCAACACTCAAAGCGGTGCAAACATCTGTTTCCAAGTGAAATCCATCGATTATGCAAACAGCGATTTGAAAGATGAATACCACCTGGAAACAATGTTCAATGAAATCGAAAGTGATCAAAGCGTTACGATTTTGAACCAATAGGTATAATCGTTACATTTCGAACACTTAGGGATGGTTTTACCGGACTTTACAGTTCTCTTAGAACCACAGTTATTGCATACAAACACTGATGTTTCAGAAACTTTTTCACCGGACTGATGAAAACCATCTATATGTGGTAATAATAGCAAACTTTTATCTCCTTTCGATTTACTAGGCATGGCAGTGCCTGTACTTACATTATAAAGAGATAAGAAGCCAAACTCAACAGAAAGGAAGCAATATGACGGAAGAAACAAATGCATTACTCAAACAGATTTTGGAAGAACTTAAAGCCATTCGAAAAGAGATTGTACCTACAAGAACAAAAAAAGTAACGCACACGGTAAATATTGACGGGAAGACAATTACCGAATGCGTTACAGATGGAATTCAAAACGCTTTATACGGGAAACGAGCGTTTAATCCGACAGATTCTGAATAGCAAAATCATATGCACGTTTTAAATATTGAATTTCGTCATTTGACATAGAAGTATTTCCGGCCAATGGAGCTTCTCTTCTGTCAAAAATGTATTCATTTAATTTGGACTTTGCATAAGTAATTGCTAAATCATGAACTATTTGTTCTTTATCCATAATACACACCTCCCTTCGAGGGAGATTATACCACAGAAAGGAAGTCAGTATGAAAAAAGAAGAAATAAATGAGTTTATGAATATGACATTACAGGAGAAAAAAGACAAAATTATTGAAATAATTCGCGAGATTCCAGAAGATTCTCCGATTCACAAGGAACTGTACGAAACACTGAAAAGAGAAATGGAGGAAAAATAGAATGATCAAATGTGAAGGCGGGAAAGTTGAATTAGAAGAAGATGCAAATAAGTTGCTTTCTGAATTAACCGCGATATGCAGGGGACTAAGAGTTTTCCTTGTGAAAGAAGGATATTCCAAGGAAAAAGCCGATGAACTTGTTTCTGAATCAGCTCAGATGGGGTTGTGGACAGACGAAAAAATACAAGAAGAACTTGACAGATTAAGGACAGAAACGCTTAGAACGTTTGCGGAATTAATATTGGGGAGAAAGATTTTTGAAGGAGGAAAAGAGAATGATTAAAAGTAAAGATGGAGCAGTTGAGGTAAAGGGAAGTACAACAGTTTTAATGACTGATTTGTCAATGATTATTAAATTGTTGAGAGAGACTTTTGAGGAAGAAGATATTCCAAAGGAAACAGGAGATAAACTTATCAGAAAGGCTGTAGACGTTGGGTTCTGGACGGAAGATAAGCTTGACAAGGAACTTTCCAATATGCGAGCGGAAGTACTTGGAAAACTTATGGGATTAGCATTGTCGTCAATCTGGGGAGGGGCAAAGGATGAATAAAAACACTTACGAAGCAGAAACTCTCGAAGAAGAATTTGCTTTTCTGGCAGGGAGAGTAGCGGCACTCGAAGCAAAGCTGAATGCAGATAATTCAGATTTTATTGACAAAAAAGATGTAGCTTTAATTTTAGGTATCAGCTACATTCCGAAAAAAGACTAAGGTTGCCCCGGAGGTGAAGCAACACCTACCGGAGCACGTATCTAACTTAATTGGGTAAGTTAAATACAGGTAAAGTATAACATACCTTCCTGTATTTGAAAAGAAAATTTATACCAGGAGGGCATTTTTTATGTCTAAAATCACAAAAAACACCGAAAACGTAACTAAAAACCAGAGCCTTGCAAGCGAAATCATCGCAGATCAGGCAACAAAAACAAAACGTCTGGAAGTCGCAGTTGTAGCGCTGTCAATAGCTTTGCTTGCAACAGCAACAACCAAAAGAAAGAAGTGAGGGATATGAGAAAAAGAATGTATTTTATCGGAGTGATGGCACAGGTTGGAACATTTTTCACGATTGCATTATTGCTCTGGGGGATGACGAAAATGGATGTACTTGAGCTGCTCTGCATAAGTGCAATGGTATCTTCAATGGTATCCCTTCCTATTTTATGCAGCTAGAAAGGTGGGTAAACGGAATTGAATAAGCTTTTGGAAAACAATCAGACAACACTGGTTGGAGAAATTAAAACAGAATTCGAATTTAGCCATGAAGTATATGGTGAAAAATTTTACCGATTCGAACTTAGCGTAGAACGATTTAGCGGAACGAAAGATGTTCTTCCGGTTGTAGTTTCTGAGAGACTCATTGATGTGAAACAGAACTATACAGGAGAAATGATGGAAATTCAAGGGCAGTTCAGATCGTTCAATAAGCACGAAGAAAATCACAGTAGATTACTTCTTTTTGTGTTCGCAAGAGAAGCAAAATTCATGGACAAAGACGCACTTCCAGTTAATCAGATTCTTCTGGATGGTTTTACTTGCAAGAAACCAGTATACAGAACAACACCTAATGGAAGAGAGATTGCAGATGTACTTCTGGCGGTAAATAGATCATACGGCATATCTGATTACATACCATGCATCTGCTGGGGCAGAAATGCAAGATACATGGGAACCTGCGGAACTGGCACACATATTATTTTACAGGGAAGAATCCAGAGCAGAGAGTACAACAAAAAAGTCGGAAATCAGGTCGAGAAGAAAACAGCCTATGAAGTGTCGGCTTATTGGGTGGAGGATAAAACAGTATGAAAACAGTAGAATTGAAACAGCTTAACATTGAAAACTACAAGAAGTTTGAGTCTGCGGAGTATCAGTTTGCACCACGAACGATGGTGTCCGGTAGGAACCGTCAGGGTAAAACAACGTTGATGGACGCATATTTTGATACACTGACCGGAAAGCTTGCAGACGGTACATCTCCGAATAATGTCAGAAGAAAAGAAGACGGAGAAGAAGTTGAGGGTGTCGTATCAAGAGAACTCACACTTCTGATTGATGGAGAGGAAACCGTGATCCGTAAGGAAACGAAGAAAGGTAAATCTTCCAGTACCACAAAATATCAGGTTGATGGGTTTGATTACAACCAGACGAAGTATAAGGAATTTTTAAAAGGAATATCAGACTCAGAAACCATTATGATGTGTAGTAATGCCAGAGTATTCCTTAATGAACTTCGAAAATCAACAGCAAGTGCCAGAGTAATGCTTGAAAAGATGGCAGGGTTCAATGCGGATAAAGTATTACAGGACAATCCAGAAGTTTCGGAAATCATCAAGAATCATTCTGTCGAGGAAGTTGTGAAAAAACTCAATAGAGACAAAAAAGACTTCCAGAAGAAAATTGATGCCAAAAAGGTTGAAATTGATACCGTAAAGAAACAGGGAACACCAGATTTTACCATTCTTGAAGAAAAGAAGAATGCCGTGCTGGATAAACTGAATGGTCTTCTTGAAAAAGAAAAGCTGCTAAATGAAACCAATAAAACATATGACGAGCTCTGCTACGAGATTACAGGTCTCAAGAAATCCAGAGATGCGATCATTTCAAATGCAGCAGAAGCATTACAGGAAGAAAAGAGAAAAATCGTTTCCTTATTAAATGACAGGCGATTCAAGCAGAAACATGAAGAAGAAAATCTCCGAATTCTGGGAAATTTCCTTGCGACCGCTGAGAAACCAGAACGAATTCAGCAGAGAATTACGGTTTTGCAGGAGAAATATAAACAGACGTATGCGTCCACATTTGATGAAACAGCTTTAAATGCCATACAGAATGAAAAATTTGATCCTGAATCAGCTATTTGCCCGACCTGCGGACAGGCACTTCCGGAGGAACAGGTTGAACGTCTTAAAACTGAATTTGAACAGAAGAAACAGGAAAGAATCCATGCAGAGTTTGCGAAAAAAGAGCAGTTTAAAGCAGACAAACAGCAGAAACTTAAAGACATTACAGAAGAAGGCAATTCCGAAGTAGCCAGAAGAAAAGAAGTTGAGGAAAAGCGCAAAGACATCGAATCGCAGATTGAGCAGACAAAGAAAAATATTTCCACTCTGGCATCTGAGATTGCGCAGAAAAATCAGGAATTAGAGAAGCTTCCGGCAGAGCCAGATATGTCTGGAAATGAAGAGTATCAGGCAGTTGTAGCAGAAATCCAGAAGAAACAGGAACAGCTTGACGGACTGACTAATAATTCTGAGGAAAAGGCAGCAGTTCAGGCAGAAAGAATGTCTGCTGAAAAGGAACTTACAGGAATCGAAATAAAAATTGAGATGGCAAAACAGGCAGTTCAGAAACAGACAGAAACACTTGAACAGCTGAACACAGAACAGAAAGAGTTAGGTCAGGAAGATTCCAATATTCAGCAGAAACTTGACATGTTGAAAGAATTTTCCATCAAAAAAAATCAGGCACTGGCAGAAGCTATCAATCCACTTTTCAAGCACTTTCAGTTTCAATTTTTGGACTATACGCAGGACGGTGAGCCGGTGGAAGTTTGTAAAATGATTTGTGACGGAATCGGATATTTTGATGGATTGAATCACTCCGATCAGATTCTATGCAATATTGACCTCGTGACTGGATTGCAGGAATTGAACGGCTTAAACTTGCCAATTTGGGTTGATGATGTTGAAAGTGTGAATGCTGACAGAATACCAGATACAGGCAGACAGATGATTCTACTTAAAGTTTCCGACGATGAATTAAAAGTGGAGGGAATTTAATATGGCGACAACTACATATAACATTCCAGAAGCAATCAAAGCACAGGATTGGTATTGTAAAACAAAGATATTGCCACGTTTTGCACCGGGCAATGGTATCTGTTGGTCTTGCCACCAGAATATCTATTCCGAGAAAGGACGGACACGTACCGGATATGACACACAGGGCATCTCAGTAGAAAGTGCAGCAGGGCAGTTGATTACGAGTTGCCCGTTCTGTAATAGAAGTTATTGCGATTAAAACGCAATAGGATTAGCATAGTTAGCTTTGCAACGGCAAAGCGAAGCAATGAGAAGCGAAGCAAGGGATATGCATAGAACAGATATGAAATGCCACGGAATAGACAGGCACTGAACTGCAGCGTGAAGAAATGAAATGCAATGGAAACGTTGAGAATAGAATAGCCGAGTAAAGCAAAGGCATAGCTAAGCACTGATTTGAGATGCAACGGCACGGCTCTGAGAGGCAAAGAACAGCAACGGAAACGCACGGCTGTGACAAGCAAAGCATTAAGCAAAATATAAAAATCGGAGGAATACGAGATGAAAGAATTAAAAGTCAGATTAACATTTTTAGAGGAAGTTCTGGGAACCGCAAATGCAGAAAAAGATATTCACGAGAAATTCATTGCATCAAAAGCACCAGATGCACCTTCCAGAGAACAGGAAGTTGAAGCTTTAGGAATTGAAGAAGTTGTCGAAAAAGGTCGAACAGTATTTCCGAAAGATGATAACGGCAATCCGTTCCTTTGGGACTACCAGATCAGAGGATTCTTTAAGTCAGCTGCACAGGCCAGTTCCTATATCGGTGGAGCAAAGAAACTTGCAGCTTATAAGAAAAAAATTGACTTACTGGTATTTGTAAACGAACGCAAAATTCCGTTTGTTCTTCCAGAAGGTACAGAACTTTCTGATTGTCAGAGACCACTGAGAGCGCAGACAGCACAGGGCGAAAGAATCTCTTTGGCAGACAGTGAAACAGTACCAGCAGGGTCAACAGTAGAATTCACAATCAAAGTACTTGATGATTCACTCATGAAATATGTAATTGACTGGCTTGATTATGGAGAGTTTAACGGCATTGGTCAGTGGCGAAACTCAGGCAAAGGCCGTTTCAAATGGACTGAAATCACAAAATAAGCTACGGCATGGCTGAATGTAGTTATGATAGGCAAAGCAAAGGCGCAGAATTGCTGGGTAATGATTTGCTTCGGCGAAGCGTAGCAAAGTAATGTATCGGAGTGGTACTGAGAGGTGCAGAAGGGCAAAGTTATGGAATTGAAAAGAGTTGATACGTTTTGGCAAAGTAAAGAGAGGTTTCGCATAGTGAGGTAGCGGAAAAGCGCAGCAGAGCAATGTGTTGTAAAGAAATGTAACGCATTGGCGAAGTAGGGCAGGGCAAAGATACGTATAGGCGAAGCACGGAATAGAAAAGTAAAGTATAGCAATGGTGCTGAGTAGAGAAGATGAGCAAAGGATAGGCAGAGCGTAGCTCGGTTATGATTTGCTTTGGCGAAGTGCAGAACTGAACAGAAATGCAAACAAAAAATGAGTTAATTAATAAAAGAAAAGGAGAATTAAAATGGCAGAAAACACACAGGTAGCAAATTTTAACACACAGCTTTCCTACTACACAAATCGGTATGTCGATTTAATGGAAAGAGATTTGACTTCAAGAGGAATGGAATTTGATTCATATTCAAAAGATTGTGTAGTAGCAGCAATGGGATCTATTTTCCAGATGGTACATGAAAGCGGTGTGAGTTTTGAAGCAATCAACGGTTCTAATCTTAAATTTATCCTGAGTAAAGTCGCAGCATTAAAGCTGAACGCAAATGCACAGCCGAGAGAATGTTATTTCCAGATCAGAAACGTAAACATAGCGGCAAAAGGGCAGAAACCTCAGTGGGAGAAGAAAATCGAATTTGCGATTGAGGGCGACGGAAACGATGCTCTTGTAAGTAGATATGGTGTCAATGTGGCTAAAGTATTTCCATATTGGAAAGTAAGAGAGGGTGACAAGTATATCCCACCAAGACACAGAGGTGTAGAAATCACACCGCCGGAATGGGAAGAATCTGGAATTGGAAAAGTTATTCGCGTGGTATATCCAATTCAGTACAAAGATGGTCACGTTGAATACCTTTCATGCGAAAGAGCAGACGTACTGAAGAATCTTGCAGCACATATTAAGAACAATCTTCAGAATGAAACATTCGGTATTTGTGCAGACAGATACAAAGCTACAGATGCACAGAAAACTCAGATTGAAGCAAAGAAAAAAGAAATCATGAAAAAGGTTGCTGATATTGGGGAACTGGAAGCAATTATTGATTGTGAGGAATTAAGACCATATATTTCACCGTCTTATTACGAAACGCAGTCGAGAGAATCTATGATTGTTCGTAAAATGCGTAACAACATTATGAAGTCTATTCCTAAGAAATGGGATAATCCGGTACAGGCATATGAATATAACACGATGGACGCTACATACAGGGAAGTACAGGAAGAGATCGAACAGAATGCCAATAAAGAGGAATTCATTCCAGAACCAATGGCAATCGAAGAACAGCCAAAACAGCCAACAGTTGCAGAAGCCGTACAGCCAGCTGAGAAGGAACCAGTTCCGGCAGCAGGTAAAGAACCAGAGATTCCAGATTTTATGAAACAGGAGGAATAAGATATGTCAATAATTCATTCAGTGTTTGAGTCATTGCTTTATATCTCATTCTTACCATTGTTAGGCGCAATAATTTATGCGGTCGCAAAGGATAAGACCCGACCATTGTTCATAGCCTCGGCAGTATCACTTGTTATGAACATTCTTGTTCAACTTACGAGGTGATAGCATGATCGGGACGTTAGAAGAAGTCATGAAGGATATGAAATGTGGAGTATTTGAATTCACAAAGGACGGTAAATGCAGTGGTTGCGGACAATGTTGTAGCAACTACTTGCCAATATCCAGTAAAGAAATTAAAGAAATCAAACGTTACGTAAAGAAGCATCATATCACTGAGCAGAAACATAATTATCCTTCGGTTGTAGCTTTTGACCTTACTTGCCCGTTCCTGGATGATTCCAAAGAAAAAGAAAAATGTCTCATTTATCCAGTGAGACCTGAGATATGCAGAGATTTTGTCTGCAACAATCCGAACGGGGCAATCAAAAACAAGAAACTTATGCATAAGAAGTACGCAGCAGTAGATATGCGAGAAATATTTTTTGGAGGCAACGGGAATGAACAATAAAGAAATTTTACAGAAAGCAAAGGAACTGGTTGAACTTCTGGAAAAGCAGGAAGAAACCGGAAAGGTTGAGTTGTCAACGCTGAAACGAGGAGAAGTATTTCAGACCACTGGAAAGCGTAAATACAAGGTTCTGGAACAGTATGGAGATACAACAAAAATTATTTCGCTTGATCTGGTGAAAGAAAATGTAGAGTTTGGTGATACCTCAGATTACAAAACATCAAACGTAAAGAAACTGTGTGACACTGAAATTCTGAAAGACTTCGAAGAAGAATTCGGGGCAGAAAATGTCGAAACACACACAGCAGATATTATCACTGCGGATGGACAGAAATTGGGGACTGTTGATTGTAAAATCCGTCCAATTACATTTGATGAAGCACGAGAATACACAGATATTACACCGAACAATGATCTGAACGACTGGTATTGGACATTATCGCCATGGTCAACGGAAGAACGTGGATGGAAAAAAAGTATTGCTATTGTTTCCCCTTCGGGCGTTATCTACAGCAACTGTTTCGACAACGTAAATGGTGTTCGCCCAGTTTGTATCTTAAAATCTAATATCTTTGTATCTAAGGTGGAGGAATGATTATGAAGAAAAATCTGAAATATTTTGAGGATGAATTATCCAGATTAAGTAAAGAGTTCGCAGAATTCAAGAAAAAGCACATCGGAAAGCCGGAAATCGGAAAAGCTATTGAACTTGCTGGTATGGAATGGCTGATTCTGGATAAGACAGAAAAAGGATATTTTGCCATTTTGAATGGATTTGATGGAAAAGAAAGAACATTTGATTCAGCTTCAAATAACTGGATTTCAAGTAAACTGAGAAATGAGTTAAACACTCGTTTTCTTAAAAAAATTACGGACGAGCTTGGAGAAGATGCAGTTATTGAGTTTGATCGAGATTTACTTTCTATGGACGGTCAGACAGAATATGCACATTGTAAAGATAAGATTTCGATTTTGACGGTGGATGAATACCGAAAATACAGAAAAATCCTTCCAAATATGGATAAATGGTGGTGGCTGCTTACTCCATGGAGTACACCAGCAAATGATTACAGTACAACAATTACTATTGTTTCCCCTTCGGGCAATATCGACTACATCAATTGCAGCAACGGTAATGGTGTTCTCCCAGTTTGCATCTTTTCTTCTTCAATCTTTGAATCAGGAAATGATGATTGATGGCGAATGAAGATTTAAAGGTAATAGCAAAATCCAAGCAACTTGCAAAGCATACATTAATAGTTACGAGTAATGCCAGACGATACCCGAAGAAATACAGGTTTTCACTTGTAGATAAAATGCAAAATAAAGCATTGGAAATTTATGAGTCACTATTTGAAGCCAACCGAACTGATCTGAAAGATTATAAAAGAGAACGATTAGAACTTCAAACAAAAGCCATTACTCATTGTGATGAGTTGATGTACTTTATAGAACTTTCATATGAATTAGGAATTATCAATTCCGGTGGAATGGAAGCATGGTCGCAAATGGTAAAAGATATAAAGTATATGACTATTTCATGGAGAACAAAAGACAGGAAAAGATAATTTTCACAGGTTATGCACTGCGAATACTATTGTTTCCCCTTCGGGCAATATCAACAACAACAATTACAACAACGAAAATGGTGTTCGCCCAACCTGCATCACAGGCAGACAGAGTAAGCGTAAAGCTGAAATCAGTAAAGATACAAGCAAATGCATAACCTTTCCGCAACGGATAAATACAAAGGAACAAAATAAATGGAAAAAGAAATTGTTACAAATTTTGAAAATTTATATCGTTCTTACAAGAAGGTTAAGAGCGGTAAGAAATTTAATTCAGGTACTGCAAGATTTTCTAATTTGTCTCTTGAAGGCATTCATCTCTTGAAGGAACAATTGGAAAGCCAAACGTATACCATAAATCCGTATAATAAATTTCAAATTCATGAGCCAAAAGAGCGCACGATAGAATCATGTGCATTTAAGGACAAAGTAGTGCAGAGATGCTTTTCTGATTACATTCTGACACCGAAACTTGAAAATATCCTGATTAAATGGAACACTGCCGGACAGCAAGGAAAAGGACAACACATGGCAATGGACGGGTTAAGAAATCAAATGTTGGATTTCTATAAAAGAAATGGAATGAATAGTTGGATTGTAAAATGTGATATTCACAAATACTTTTATTGCATAGACCATGAAATCATGAAAGATGTTTTGGATTATTACTTTGATGATGATTTTACAGTCTGGTTGAACCATTTGTTTATTGACAGTACAGGTAATCCCGGGCTTCCATTAGGAAATCAGGTAAATCAAAAGTACGCATTGTTGCTTTTACATTCACTGGATCAGATGATAACGATTGAATTTGGAAATCCATATTACGGACGATACAACGATGATTTTTATGTGATTTGTAAAACGAAAGAAGATGCCAGAGAAATTCTTGAAGCAATCCGAATGATGATTGAAAGCCTTGGATTGGAGCTAAACCCTAAATCACAAATTGTACCATTTCGCATGGGATTGTGTTATCTGGGCTTTCACCATTACGTGACTGATGAAGGAAAATATATCAGAAAATTGCGTGGTGATAAGAAAAGAAAAACACAGAGAAAAATCCGAAGATGGGTACGGGTAGTGAATGACGGGAAGATGTCGATAGAAAAATTCCATGAAAAATACGGAGCATGCCAAAATCATATGCTTCATGGAAATTGTATCAAATTATGCCATAGTATGGATTCGGAAATTAAAAGGAGGATAAAATGAGATTAATTAGTCAGAATGGAGAAATTGACGTTCCTTATGAAATCACTTCATTAAGTAGAACCGGAAATATCATAAGAGCATACGTGCCGATGGTAGGTGAAAAGGGAACAGTTATGGCTCGTTATTTGACAAAAGAAAAAGCCAAAAAAGCTATGAAAGCGTTGCATAAAGTGTATGCAGGAATGTTTCTTGCGCAAAACGTTGAAATGAGCGATGACGATTACGATGAATGCATAAAAATGGCTGCAAGAGGTTTTGGAATCATCAAAATAATGGTTAACAGCCCAGATATGAAATTCGAACCGGCAAACATTGTGTTTAGATTCCCGGAGGATGATGAAGTATGAAGAGAGTAGACAGTAAAAAGGACTGGGAACAGATAATAACCATTGAACTTACGTTGAGGGAACTCAAATTAATACGAGACAGCATGTGCAAAGTAAGCTATGCGGAGTTAGAGAGTCTAAATAGAGGAAAAGACATACCATATGCCTATTCCGATTTAGAGAAAGCCATAGATGAAGTTGAAAATATCTTAGAAGCATAAATGCAATGCACAGAAAGCGAGGTGATGCCATTTGTTCATGCGAGTAATTTCAACAGGTAGTACCAAAGGAAATTGCTACGCTTTGCAGTCAAGTGCAGGCGAGATTGTTCTTCTTGACTGCGGATGCAACTACAAGAAAATCCTTAGAGGGATTGACTACCAGATAAGCAATGTTTCTGGCGTACTTCTCTCCCATGAACACGGAGATCACACTGGCAATCACAACAAAACTGTTCGTGAAATCATGAACGCTGGAATCACGGTCTATACCAGAGCAGAAACAATCAAAAATTTAGGCATAACGGACGGAGCCATAAAAGCTGTCACTAAAAAGAGGTATTTTAAAATCGGTTCCTTCAGCGCAGTTCCGTTCAATCTGCCACATACATCCGCAAATAAAGAACCGTGTCCGAACTTCGGGTATCTGGTGGAACATGAAGAAATGGGAAAGCTTCTTTATCTGACAGACTTTGAGCATTGCAGGTACAAATTCAAATCAATGGAACTTAATCATTTGGTTATTGGTTGTAATTACTGCGAGGAGCTGATAGACAGAAACAACTCGAAGTGGGAGCACCAGATCACTGGGCATTGCTCTTTATCAACTTGCAAGCAATTCATTAAGGAAAATCGCACAGAATCACTTCGAACAGTAACACTGGTACATTTAAGTAGGGATTCATCTGATGCCTGTAAAATACAGAAAGAAATACAGGAAGTCGCAGGAGACAATGTTCTGGTTCAGATTGGACGGGCTGGACTGGAAGTCGACTTGAATTTATGCCCGTTCTGAAAGGAGAAATTTCATGGAAATGACAGATTGTAGCAAATGCAGATTTCGTAACTGCTGTATGTTAGCATGGGATTACGGTTCCCTGTATTGCAATGATTATGAGGAGGAAGATACATGGAACATTTCTTAGAATCACTTAAAAAATTAAAGAAGCCGTCAACTCACAGTAATCCAGAGAAAGTTGACCCATTGTTCTGTCGGTACAACAAGGGTTGGAATGATGCAATCGAAAAGATTGAGAAACTGTTTAATTCATATAGCTTATCGGATATGTGGATTCCAGTAGACGTGAAACTGCCGCCGGAACCAAAACCTAATCATAATTTTAAAGGAGACATATATTTGATTGCTACCGAAAAAGGAACAATTCCATTCAGAGCAATGTGGAATGGAGAATATTTTACAGACGGTTTCGAAAAATTGAAAGTAATTGCATGGATGCCTTTGCCAGCTATGCCAGAACCGTACAAGGAGAACAAACATGAATAAAGTAATTTTGATCGGACGTTTGGTAAAAGACCCAGAAATAGGAATGGGAACAAACAATATAACAATTGCCAGATACACACTTGCAGTTGAGAGACAGTATCGCAAAAACAATGAACGCACATCAGACTTCATAAATTGTGTTGCACTTGGAAAGAATGGTGAGTTTGCCGAAAAATATCTGTATAAAGGAATGAAGATTGCAGTTATCGGAACTTGGAGGACTGGAAATTACACTGACAAGGACGGAAGGAAAGTCTACACAAATGATTGCCTTGTGGAAACACATGAGTTTGCGGAGAACAAGAAGATCCAGCCAGAAGAACAGTTGCAGCCACCAGTTCCAAATCCAGAACAGGACACAAGTGGATTTATGGATATGCCGTCAATTATGGATGACGAACTTCCGTTTAATTAAGGAGCGATGAAATGAAACCAATTTTAGAGTGCAAATTTGATTATAAAGGTTATCCATGTGTAGTTCTGTTTATGCCCGGAGCATACAGATGCGGATATGTCGGAATACCTTACAGCCATAAGTTAGCAAAGAAAAGAGTTGTCGATTTAGGCTATCTTAACTGTCATGGCGGAGTTACTTATGCAGAACCATCACTATATGATTGCAGCGATGATAATACATGGTGGATTGGATTTGATTGTGCTCATTGTTTTGATGGATATGATGTTGATACAGCAAAACAGTATTTTGGAGATGACCCAGACTTTAAAAGACTTTTTCATACAATGGAAAACTTCTGGAGAGAGTCGAGCAAAGATTTCGGCTTCGAAACGGATTTCAAAATCTGTTCACTTGCTTATGTCAAAGATGAGTGTAAGAAACTCATTGACCAGATTGAAAAGGAGTGATGCCTAGTGGATTATAAAAAGCTTCGTCAGGTTAAGGCTATCGAAGCAAGCAATAAGAAAAGGCTTTTAAAAGTCAATTCCAAATTGGATAACAAAAGTGGTATTTATTTCTTAACCAGAGTAGATGAAAACGGAATCCCATTTTTTTATATCGGGCAGGCAGTACATCTAATTCAGAGGATGTGTTCACATCTCACTGGATATCAGCACATCGACTTATCCATAAAGAAAAGAGGGTTCTACAGTGAAGATAATCCTTTTGGATGGAAAATTAATTTCATTCATTATCCGGTAGAACAGCTTGATAAAATGGAGCAGTTCTGGATTCTGGAATATACCAAGCAAGGTTATCAATGCAGATACAACAAGACATCTGGAAGCCAAGGTGAGGGGAAAGAAAAGATTAATGAATTCAAACCAGCTAAAGGCTATAGAGATGGAATCAAGCAAGGAAAAACAACCCTTGCGAGAGAATTGAAGCATATCATTGATACTCACTTGGAAGTGTCAATCAAACCAGAGAAATCAAACAATAAGGTGTCTATCAAGGCACTTGAAAAATTCAATAATCTTCTTGATGAAGAATCTTACAAATGATAAAGCTGCCGGTTCCGGCAGACAAAATCCCAAATAATTAAAACTAAATATGTGCACGCCCTCTGGGTTTGGATTGATTCATGCAACTTCCTTGGCATATGAACGCTATCCGGTTCCAGAGGTTAAAAGAAATGAGGTAACTATGGTAAGTAAATATAACACCGAAAGAAAGTATCTCGAAGGACAAGAGAACAGAAAAGAAATTTATCTGTTTCTTATCAGATATTTTACAAAATATGGATACGCACCGTCATTTAAAGAAATTGCCGAAAGCCTTGGCATATCAAAAGCAACTGTACAACGACATATGAGGCAGCTTGAACTTGATGGATTGATTGCTACTGCGCATCCGAATACTCCGCGAGCGTTCCGCCTTGTTGGATATGAATATCAGAAGGTGACAGAAATATGAGAATATACAGTGTTTTCGAGAATGAACAATGGATTGGCGATATGACCGCTGATGATATTTCACAAATGCTGAAATGCTCCAGACAAGAAGTTTTGAATGCGGTTTCATCCGCAAGACTGATTAACGAAAAATACGCAGTTGTCTATGATGGCGATAATACCGTGACCGGAAATACGCCATTAGACAGAAAACTCTTGAAAGAATTTGTCTTAATCACAAGCCAGCTGAAAGGATTGGTGAGAGCATGAACAGGGCAGAGAGAAGAAGGCAGCAGAAATCATCTGAGAAAACACGCGTAAATGCACCGTACAATTTCAGCAATTTCAAGCTGGAACAAATATCGAAAGCAACAGGTGCAAGGGTTGAGTCCTTAAAACTGTATCTGATGCAACGCGAAGATGAAATGCGCAAGGAAATATCGGAAGAACTGATTAAAGAGTCGCAGGAAAAGCTGTGGAAAGCAGAGGACTATATCGCAGTTGCAAATGTTCTTATCAGTTTGTTTGCAATTAAGAAAACATGGGGATTTACAAAATCCAATCAGAGATTCTTAGAAAATCTAAACTATGCCAAAGAACACATTGAAGAAGTTGGAATTGAAAAAGCATACCAGGAAGCAAAAGAAACAATGGGAATTAAAATTGAATTTGATTCCATAAATATAAATAAAGAATTTGGATTTGGAGAAAGTGAGGACTAATCATGACAGAGAATTGCAATGAATGTAGCATCGCGTGGATTCGTGGTGGTGAGTACGCAGAAGTATCAGCGCATAACGGCAGTAAGATGAAAGGAAGAGTCCTGAAGCTTGCAGAACAGCATCCAGAAGATGTGAAAATTCTGGCCACAAACAAAGATGGTTCCATATTTGCTCATGTCCCAGTTAAGTACGTGAAATTACGAGCGCCAAGAGAATTAACAGAAGAGCAGAGAGCGGAACTGATCGAACGTGGAAAGAATATGTCGAGAAATAAATCAACTGATTGTGAAGAAACGTCAGATTTCGATTCTGGTGATGATAATGAGGAAATGTTCGATGTTTAATGAAAGAATGGGAATTAATGTTGAAAATGGTAAAAGTAGGATTTGCCCTAAATGTGGGAATCGTTTTCAAGTTTTCGCAGATTATAACCGGCATTATGGAGGAGATTTATATTGGTGTGAATGCACAGAATGTAAAACCATAACAAAAATACATCACAGTAAGGAAACTGCAATAGTGGCTTTTAAGGAAGGATTGGTGCACAAAAATGAGCAAAGTGAACATATATGGGCTTAAAGCATATATATCCAATGCATTTGATTTGCATGTTGGTAAAAGAATTAAATACACAGAGCGTGGCGAGGACGGAATAGAACATATCTATGAAGTAAAACAGATGTTTCCATTTTGCATCTTGTTAGAAGATATTTTCGATCATACAAAGATTTGCCCTTGTTACAGCAAATTAAGCATGATGATAAAAGGAATTGAGTAAACATGATAACAGTTAAAAGAAAGTGAGGTGAAAAATGAGATTCAAAAGTAATGCTAAGTATAACGAAGATCCCAAAACCGGGAGTATTTTCGCCTTGAAATACAATTCTTTAGGAATCGTTATCTACAAATACGTTGGTTGTGGAGATGCACTGTTTCTCAACTGCAGTACATTGGATATTCTCAACCACAATCTCGGAACAGAGGATTTTGAGGAAGCTGTCAGCAAAACGAAAGAAGTTGTCATGCGTGAAGTTAAGAAAATCAGAGAAGATGCTTACAGATTTTGTATGGATAACAACATTGAAATCGTCAGATATTAGGAGGGCACAAAATGAAATTATATTTCTACATTCTGGACAGCGACAGAGAATACAATCCAGAAACCAAAACATTAGGAGACTACGTTTTCAAGATCAGAGTTGAGGAATGCGAGGTAATCGAAAAACCCGTAACATACAAAGCAGCAACCAAGTTCCCTGATGGGATTTATATTGGATACGTGAAGAAAAAAGATATCGGAAGAATTTTTGATTCTTTAACACCGTACATTGTGTTGGAAGAACCTAATTATCAGTTTGTGAAAAATAAATTCTTAGAAAAGTACAATAAAGAGATAAGTAGATTAAAAAACGCAATTGCAATGTACGAAAATAAGATAGCTGCGATTGAGGATTATAAGGAGGACACAAAATGTTAATCAGAAGTCAGAACAAGGAAGTTTTAGCTACACTTGAACTTTTATTCGATATCGAAGTTTCGGGTGGAGTAATAAG